AAGAATAAAGTTATGGACAACCCAGTTAACTATTGGTATCAAAAATACCTTGCAGAAAAGATGAAGAATGAATATATGGTAGAAGCCCTCCGTACAGAGTATGAGAAAGGAAGGGCTGATGTGATCGCAGACACTATTAGTTGGCTTGAAAATTGTTGGCCAAAATACTGTAGTAATCAAACTATAATCGAAGGATTTAAGGAAGCAATAAAAGAATAGTTATGCCAAAATTTAAAAAAGGAGACAAAGTGCTTTATGCTAACCGTCTATGGGAAATAGATATGTGGGAAGGCACAGCCAATGACCATTATGTCTTAACCTCATGTGATGGAAAATATGAGATAATGCACACCGAATTTGAACGAGAAGAATTATTTATGAAGGAATAAGTTATGCCCCAATATTTCCATGATTACATGCACTGTTCTCAAGACAAGTGCAAAAAGAAAGACCAATGCTACAGATACTGGCTTGGTCAAGAGATTAAGAACACAGACTATCAGTATGCCAGATTCTTCTATCCAGAAGAACCTGTTACTGATGGCTGCACGTATTACATCAATAAAGATTATTTCGAATGATTATGATACAAGAAGATAAAGAACAGCTTTTGAAAGACCTTTGCGCAAGGTTGCCATACCATCCAAAAGGTCACGTTGTAAATGCCTGCAATGGAGCTGAATGTGATGAGTGGCTTACATGTGCTACATTTTCAATGTTTACCAGTGTAACAAATAATTGTCGTTTATATCTCCGTTCAATATCAAGCATGACTGAGGTAGAAAAGCATATCTTTGACACTATGACAAGAGGTTATACTGTTCAGCAACAAGCAAGTCTTTTTGACTGGTTAAATTCTCATCATTTTGATTACAGATGTTTGATTGAAAAAGGTCTTGCAATTGAAATAACGGAGGAAAATAACCCATATAAAGAATAAAGTATATGATTACCGAAGATTATTGCTCTTATGAAGTGGCAAAGCTGCTCAAGGAGAAAGGGTTTGTACAAGAAACCTTAATGGTATATAGTCAAAATGGAAATTTTATGCCAAATGGTGCAATAGAAGATACCTATCAAATCTTTTATCCTGTACCAACCCATCAAATGGCAATGAAGTGGTTGAGAAAAGTGCATAATATATTATTATTTATCCTTCCAGTCCAAGAAAGTGGAAAACTTGTCTATCTTGTAGAAGTTTGGACTTGGAATGAAGAAGAAGGTATATATGAAAGTACTTATGCTCCTATGCCAAGAAAAGAACCAGAACAAGCCATTGAAGCAGCATTGAAGTATTCACTTGAAAATTTGATTTGAACGACTATGAAAGCTTTTACTGACATTGAACAGTCAAAGAAATTGGCAGAGATTCTTCCGCTTGAAAGTGCAGATATGTTTTACGACCAATATGGAGTAACAAGAAATGGAAAGCCAAAAGAAAGATACAGTGATTATCATCAATTACCTGTATGGAGTCTTGCAGCATTGCTTGATGCTTTACCCCAAAGTATAATTTATACTCCTAATCAAGTATTAGCTGGATATTGTTGTAAAAATATAATACATGATTTGGAAACTTATGGGGACAACCCTATTGACGCTTGTGTTGAAATGATTGTTAAACTCAATGAACTTAAAATGTTGTAATTATGAAGATATTAGAAAGAAAAGAATTATCAGTTGTTTGTATCTGTCCACATTGCGGTTCTAAGTTAGAACTTGAAAAAGGCGATATATGGTGGCACAAAGATATAGATGGTGGTAGTTCACCTTGTGTTACTTGTGCTGCTTGCGGTAAAGGTTTCGATGTGGAAGGTTTGAAAAATATTAGTAAACTTTATTGAATTATGAAAGAACTATCAACAGAAGAAAAAGCAAAAGCCTATGACGAATTGTTCGCCAAGGCAAAGCAGATTTATAACAAGGAAAATGATGTGTTGATTATGCACACTATTGAAGACCTTTTTCCAGAACTCGCAGAGTCAGAGGACGAGAAGATAAGGAAAGAAATTATTAAATATTTAGAACAAACAGTACCACACAACCATCGCGATGAGGTATTAAAATCAAAAGAATGGATTGCTTGGCTTGAAAAGCAAGGTGAGCAGAAACAATTAAAAGATTATTCTACATTAGAAATTACAGATGTTGTGCGCCAAGCCTTACAAGAATGTGAAAGTTTTAGTAATATAAGGGCAGATTTATACGCTGCAAGGGTTGGCGCTACTGTAGAACATCTGATAAAGAAACAAAGTGAGAATAAACCTGCTGATAAGGTTGAATCGAAGTTTAAGGTCAAGTATGCTGGTAGTGAGTATAATGTGTTTGAAACAAAAGAAATTGCTGGTGTAACATTCTATGGGATAGAAGATGAGCCAAATCATATTGATTATGTTAAGGCAGAGAATTGTGAAATAATTAGTGTTTATGCCATAAAAGAAAATGGTTCTCCATATCCTACTAAGCCTGCTGCGTTTTCAGAGCAGAAGCCTTGGAGTAAAGAGGATGAAAAGATGCTCAATTCATTCCTTCATAAAGTGGAAGTTTGTAATCTTCTAACGAACAAGGAGAATGTCTGGATTATCAATAAACTCAAAGCCCTCAAACCTCAGAACCACTGGAAGCCGAGTGATGAGCAGATGGAAGCACTTGCTTGGGCTTTAAGCCTTGCAAAGAATTGTGGTGAGGAGTGCGCATTTAACCTTAGGACATTACAAGACCAATTAAAGAAACTAAGAGGAGAATAAAGTTATGGAAACAAAAGATTTAATGATTGGGAACTGGATTTTACATGAAGGAGAACCCCATCAAATTAGACAATTAGGAATATTTGGAGAAAATAGGGATGGTGAAGACTATCCAGCCGTATGTGTTGGAAAGCCAAAAGGTGTCGGACTTATTGTTGAGATAAATGAAATAAAGCCTATTCCTATCACACAAGAGATACTTGAAAAGAATGGGTTTGTTTCCAACAGTCATGTTTATCCATATCCGTATTACGAATATGAAGAGAAGGGAAAACTAAAGGTTGGTTTTGCATTCCCACAAGGGAATAGGACATCGTACAAAGAACCGTGGGTTTATATTGATTCAGAATATGCTTTTGCCGAGCATTTGCCTTGTATGTATGTTCACCAACTTCAACAAGCTTTAAAACTATGCAGAATTAAAAAAGAGATAATTTTATAAGTTATGAAGAATTTGCCAGATAAAATCTATCTTAGTTTCGGCGAAATGTCCGAAGAGAGATTTGAAAAGGAAGACTATAAAGAGTTATGCGAATATAGCGAACTTGTTGTGCCCAATGAACAGAAAATTTGGAAAACAGATGTTGAATACATTCGCAAAGATGCTCTTGTTAAATATCTTTATGAAGAGAAAGGTTATCCGATTACTCTGAATGGAGAACTACTCCATTGGGATGAGTTAAATAAACATCTTGCTGAATATAACAAATGGAAGAAGAATGACTTTATTAAGAAGGCTTGTGCGAAGCTAAAGAAGTTAATGTATGATAACCTTATGTTTCAAGGCAGATTACATCGTGAAGAAGTTATTGACAACTTTGTTGAAGATTTTAAAAAGCATATGGAGGGTTGATATGGCAAAGAAAGGTAAAAGAAGATATGAAAGATGCTGTTACAACTGCAAGTACAGATGGGCTGATTGTGAAGAAAGATTCAAGGTAGAGGTTTGTGATAGGTTTAAATTTGATTCAATAAGTAAATCAACGTAAAAAATATGGAACAGTATATTAACAAAGCCTCTTTAGTAGCGGAGATAGAAAGAAGATTATCTCTTCTTGAAAATGGTACAGGTGATTCTGAAGTAATGAAAAGAGTTGAGGGCGTTATAAAAGGATATAAGAGTATTCTTTCTTTCCTCAACACCCTTGAAGTGAAAGATGCAAATGAAGCCCTTCGTACAGAATATGAGAAAGGTAGGGCTGATGTAATCCAAGCCACCGAACAATGGCTTGCTAATAGTTGGCCTAAGTATTGTGAAAACCACAATATCATTAAGGCATTTAAGGAAAACGTAATAGAAGATTAGGTTATGGCAAAATCATTTTGTAGCGGTTGTAAGCATTGGGTGTTTATACCAAGTTCGGAAACCAACGATAACGGCTTTCACTTTTGCGATATTTACGATAGATACGAACTTAATATTAGGAAACTATGGTGTAACGGAAAACTAAAAGAATAAGATTATGACTTACTTTAAAAATACGGATGGAACAAAGGAAATCACCACAAAGAATAACACCAATAATGTATCTAAAGGGGATTTTCTAAAGATTATAAACGAGGATGGTGCGTACATGCAAGGAACGGTTGAATGTGTTTCACACGTTGTTAGCATTTGGCAAAACGCTCAAGGTTTAGAACGTAGCACACACGACATCGTTATAGTAATAAACGAAACTTAAAAAGTTTGTGTTAAATATGTTAATACGTTTGGAATATTGAAAACAAATTGATAATTTTGCAAGTGAATATCATGTTTGACCATTTGAAAGGTTTTTATTATTTTTTCATTCTGAAAATGTCTCTTGGTTGGTTTTGCTTGTGAAAGTAGAACCAATTTCTTTGAAAACTTGAACAATAGTGGCGCAAAATGTTTTGGAAATTGTGAAGATTTGTGGGACACCACTCCCCAGCTTAGATTGCAACGAGCATGGCATTGGCGTATTGATAATCCACATGACACTTTCTTGCGCAAGGGTTTCCCGATATTTTCGCCACTTTTAAATATAAGCCCGTGAGGGTATCTAATTCCATAAACCAATTAAAATTCATCAGCCCACAGCGGTGGGCGCACGGACGGGAACTTCGGTGGACTGAAGCAACGCTTACCTAAAGGCGTTAATCGGGGGTTCGATTCCCTCCCCGTTCACTATGGAAAAGCAAAAAGACGTAAACGAAGTAACGCTATCGGGAATCGCAGGTGATGATGTTAAGTTTGGACGTGCCATAAACGGAAAGGAATATTGCACGTTTTCTTTGCGTGTTGTGCCATACGATAAAAGATACGGTGACAACGAAAACGAAAGTTCAAGGTCGGCAAACTACATTCGTATCGTCGTATTCAACAATAGAACGTTTAAGCACGTAGATTACCTACGTTCGGTAAACTTTCACCGTGGCCAACGTGTAAAATTGTTTGGGTGGCTATCAAGCCGAAAGACGGAAATAAAAGGAAACAACATTATTCAACTTAGTGTTGTGGTTAGAAAGATAGAGGTTGAACAAACAAAACAATAAAAAAAATGAAGAAAAAAAAGAAGGTCTATTTATCCCTGCCTATTAGCGGTTATGATTTGACCGAAAGAATACAAACCGCATTGAAAATGGAATTAAACTTACACGAAAAAGGCTACGATGTGTTTAATCCGCTTGATAACGGTTTGCCACGCGAAGCATCTACACATGAACACATGAAAGCCGACATAAAGGCAATGCTTGATTGTGACATTGTGTTGTTTATGAGCGGATTTAACCGTAGTGCAGGATGTCACACGGAACTTACCGTTGCGATGGCTATCGGTATGGAAATATGGTTTCAAGATTTAGAAAACGTAAAATTATAATTATCATTTTTTTATTTTTATTATTATGGAAGATTACAAAGAAGACATTGTTGCGACAAGAAAAGGTTGCTTGGGTGGTAGCGATAGTAAGTTGCTTGCGCAAGTAGCAACGTTGGGTAGCGTACCACGTAGTGCTTATAAACGGCTTGCTATTTGCAAGGGATTGATTGAGCCCGAAAACATCACGACAAAGGTTATGGAATACGGCAACTTTATTGAGCAGAGTATCTTTGAACATCTACACGCACAAGATGAAAGATACCAATCAAACCCGTGTTTGGTTAGCGATGTGTATTCAACAAAAGAAGTCAAGATTATCGACCACGTTGATTTCTTGTTGCAAGACGATGAAAAGAAAGTTCTTTACTTGTACGAATGCAAGGCGAGCAAGTTTACAACCGAACAAGTGCGCGACACATATAAGACGCAACTTTACCACCATTATTTGTTGGGAAAGGAATTTGCAAAGAAACTTGGGAACTACAAAACGAAAGTGGTGCTTGTACACTACGACACATCGGACGTTGATATGGATAACGAATGGGTGTTTGAACCCGAAAAGATTACCATACGCCCAATCAAGTTTGGTGCGCAAGTATTTGATATGTGTAGTGCCGTAGCCATTGTTTCAAATTTCCTTGCTAACTTCACGGAATACTACGATGGAGACGAAATAGACGCGAACTTGTTACCCGAAAAGGTAAAGAAAGAATTTGATGTAGTGTCAAACATTCTAACGGAAATCAAAGAACGTGAAAAGATTGTTGATGAATTTAAGAAACGCTTGTACACGTTCATGGTTGACAAAAACATCAAATCGCTTAAAAATGAAATATTTGCGATTACCCGTGTAGACCCAACGGAAACGAAATCTTTCGATTCTAAAAAGTATGTGGAAGATTTAAAGAAAGAACACCCACGTAAGGCCAAGAAAGTTCTTGCGAAATATACCAAGACAACAAAGCGTAGTGGCTATGTTACGATTAAAACAAAAAACAATAACGATTAAAACTTTATAATATTATGGCAAACGAAATTCAAATCTACAATTTAAAATCGTTCAACCAAACGATTACAAGTCCTGCAACACAAAAGTACCTTACGGACTTGTTGCATGAACGCAAAGGGCAATTTGTAAGCAATCTTACGGCACTTGTCGCCAACAACGCCAACTTGCAAGAATGTGAACCTTACACATTGATGTTTGCGGCTTTGAAGGCTACGGCATTAAATCTGCCTATTGAACCTTCGCTTGGAATGGCACACGTAATCCCCTTCAAGAACAAAAAACGCGGCGTAACCGAAGCACAATTCCAACTTGGCTACAAGGGTTTCCAACAACTTGCATTGCGCACGGGTCAATACAAGCACATAAACACAACCGATGTACGTGAAGGTGAACTTGGTAAGCGCAACCGATTGACTGGAGAAATTGAATGGAATTGGATTGAAGACGAAGCAAAAAGACTTGAAACGCCAATTATAGGTTACGTGAACTATTTCAAGTTGCTAAACGGCTTTGAAAGCACGTTCTACATGAGCAAAGAGGAAATGAACCAACATGCTTTGCGTTATTCACAAACCTATCGTTCAACCACACCGTATATAAAAGAACAAAGCAAGTGGAGTACGGATTTTGATGGAATGGCGCGAAAGACGGTTATTAAACTTAATCTTAGTAAGAACGGTGTGTTAAGTACTGAATTACAAGATGCTATTTTGGCAGACCAATCGGTTATGCGTGAAGAAAACAAGTTCGACTACATAGACAACGAAAGCGAACAAGCGATTTATGATGCACAAAAAGCACAAGAGGTAGCCGAAAAGTTTGCGAATTTCGAAACCAATGAAGAAAAGGAATAAACGATTTATGAGTCACGGATTAACTTACCTACATTCACATAGCGCACTTGAAAGGGAACTACGTATGCCGAAACATCTTGTACTTGTAGATGCGCAATTTGCAAGTAGTTTCCTTACAGAATACGTAAAACCTTTCAAGTATCGCGGTGTGGAATACTATAAAGTTCCCATACTATCCTTTGTCAACAAAGGTGGCGTGTTTAAGAATTTACTTGTTTAATATTTAATTTATATCGTTATGTTTGATTTTTTTAGAAAATGGTTTGACCGCCAAAAACAAAGGGAAAATGAATACAAATCTTTGCAAGTAAAAGAAGATGCAGAGAATTTGATTCAAGTAAAAGAGTATAATCGAGAGTTGTGGCTAACGTACAACGGACATCTTGTATGCCCTATGGCTATGTTTCAAGAAACGCCAATAGAGGTGGTTTGCAAAATCCGAATACATTACATTGTGCGCAATAGCCCTACCCCTACACAAAACACAAACGATTAGTAAATGGAATATCAAGCGTTAGAAGTCGTTGGCGGTGTAGAAATCGCCAACGATATTCAAAAGAAAATTCAAACAACGGGTGTTCGCGGATTGGACTTTGAAAAAGCAAAGGAACTCGGAGTCTTTCAACGTATGGGGCATTTGCTTTCCGTGTGCCATTCAAGCGTACTTGCGGCTTATCGTATCTACGGCGAAATGGATTATCTTGTAGATGAACTAAGGGCAAGGAAAAACGAAATAGCAAAGGAAATGAATAGTTTTGATAAAGCCTTTGACCGTTTCGTTAGATTTTGGACATCATATTACGAAGAAGGAATGTCTTGCGACGAAGTTGTAGATGCAACCGAAAGTCTTTTCCACAACATTATGAAATGGGCGCAAGTTCCAGAATCATGGCAATTGGGTGGCGAACAAAGAATACAAGACGAAACGGATATTGCAATACGTGTACAAACCACGGATAAGAACCTTACGTTTAGAAATGCGGCGGTAGATGTTGAAACCGATGTGCAAAACGAATCTTGGTGCGTATTGAAATATAATTCAAGAACCAACAAGCAAGAAAGCGTTAGTACCGATATGGACAAGTCTTCCGCATTAATGTCGGCTAAACGATTGTCGGACAACGACAAAGAGAATTATTACACGGTAGCAATGGTTCAAGATATTGTGGAAAAACGAACGGATATAACACCATTTAAGGTTTTCAAAGATAAAGAAACGGTAGGAAAAATAATTAAGAATATTAAATGAAGCAAAACTATATGGTATATTGTATGGGACACGAATGTTCGGTAAAGAACACATGCAAGAGATATACATACGGATTGGGTGTGACGGTTTACGATGGGTGCGATATTAAGTTCTTGCGCAAATGTACATCACAAAAGAAATACATTCAAGACGAAAGTAAAATAAACGAGGACGGTAAAAGACAAAGGTTATGCTTGAAATAAAAAATTGGAAGGTATATGATATTGAAGAATGTATAATTGCATCTTCTTACGCAATGCAAACCGACATGAAAGATGTTGATTTTCGTGTAACAAACTTAAGGTTTTGGTTAAAACACGGGGATTTTTTACCTCGATTTATACGTTTTTTTGAAAATCAAAATAAAAATATAGGTTTAAACACAATTAATTCCTGTTGCAAATGTGGTAGTAACAATCATGTACAAAGGGTTTTTGCGGGAAATGGAAATGGGAATTATTATTGTGGAAAACATTCTCATACATTATATCGTTACGGTGAAATAAAAGACCACATTGTGTACACGTTGTTAGAAAACGACATTGTAAAGATTGATGTTACTGGAGACATGAACATCACAAGAACTTCTTATATTGATAGTGTTGATTTGCCGTTAATCTTTGATAAAAATATACAAGTTGATTCAAATGGCTATTTAAAAGTTGACGATGAATTGTTTCATAGGCTACTTGGTAATACGTTGGGATATACATTCGAAGAAATAGACCATATTGATAGGAATGTTTCAAACAACACAAGAAAAAACCTACGTGCTTGTTCTAAAAAAGAAAACTTATTAAACAAAAGTAAACAAAAAAACAAAATCATTCAAGGTGACGAAAACATAATTGGAATATCATATAGAAAAGATAGAAAAAAATGGAGGGCTTATATAGCGATAGGTGGAAATGTTATTAACCTTGGGTATTATACAAACAAAGAAGATGCAATTAAAAAAAGATTAACTAAAGAAAAAGAATTGTTTGGTCAATTTTCTCCTAATATTTTACATTTTCAAAAATACGGTATTGAAAAACCACAACAAGCGTGTTTTGCAGATAAAGGAAATTATAACTTAATGTTGGCTATTAAAGATTTTAAAAGAATAATGAGATTAGCAAAACAACCACAAGGTAGCGGACATCGAAATGCAATGAAGGGTATTCGCGTTTCTTTCGATATAAAGTACCCAAACTACATTTCGCCAGAAATGCAACGGTACGGATTTCTTGATATTGTTTGTTCGTCAAGCAAAATGCACCGTCTTACAAAAATGGATATGGATGCTTGCTTTAATGAATATGTTTGCTCTACGGCAAGGCGTATGATGAAAGTGCTTATTGCGAGATACAATAGAAATCCATGCTACGATACGTTTATGCGCGTTCTAAGCAATTGTCCGCAAGGAATTGAACTATTTATGCGTTGTTCCACAAACTACGAACAATTGGCAACTATTTACCGTCAAAGGAAAAACCACAAGTTACACGAATGGCACATCTTTTGCGATTGGATTAAAGAATTACCTTATGCACACGAACTAATAATATGCGACTATGAATGAAACAAATTGGGCGGCATGGAAACCAGCCGTTACGGAAAACGACAGGAAAACACTTGTAAAGGCCAAGCGTATTGAAAAAAAGTTAGAGAAAGAAGGTTGGCGGTGGGTAAAAATAGACAAACGAACGATGATATTCGTTCCTTGCGACAAAAAAGGTGAACCCACGGAAAAAGGAAAGGAAATGATAAGATTGGCACACGAAAGATAAAAATAAGTGTTAAATGTTTGCATATTCCAAACTAAACGCCTATCTTTGCAACAATAATCAAATTTAAAAACATAATATTATGCAAGTACTATTTGAAAAAGAAATCTGCGACTACCTTTCTTTGCCGAGCATTCCTCGCAAGAAATGGGATGGAAAAAGTTCCTTTGAAAAAGGTGTTGCTACCGTTAACGTTGGTTTTGACCGCATGGCTTATGCCGTTTGCAAGTTTGACAACACCAAAGACGCAAAGCCCCGTGTTGTAAAAGTATTCTCTTCCGAAAGATTTGGTGGAATCGTTGATATTTTCGTTGTTCCGTCTTACATGAACACGGAACTTGAAAACGTAGACCTTGATGAAAAATCGACAGAAAAAGCCGAGGAATTACTGCAAGAAGCACGGGAACTTGAAAACGCAACAACAAAGGAAAACGAAATCAAAGAACCCGAAAACGAATGGGTGTTCGATGAAATCCACAACAAAGAAGAGGCGATGGCGTGGATTAAGTCTTACAACCAAAGAAACAAGATTCGTGGACATATACCCGAAAACGAGGAAACCATCAAAATGCGCTTGTTGGCAATACGTTCGGACTTGAACAAAAAGACAAGAAGCAAGTAATCAATGTATAGTACATATATGTACCATAGATTAAAAGCGCAACTATCGGTTTTGCTTGATGTGCAAGAGGAATATCCACATAGAAACATCGACAATATAATTCTACAAATAGAATCACGAATAAAAGCAATGGAAAATGAATAACAACAAAAACATAACAAAGGGTGAACTTGAACGCCGCATAAGAAACGCTATCGTTCTTGTTCCAAAAACCAAAGATACAATATCCGTATTCTTTGATGATAAGATTTTACGATTAACCGTAACCGATGATTTTGCGGTTATTGAAACTGGCTTTCACCGTCACGTTTTCAATCAACTAACACCAAATGGTGTTTCACGGCCTTACCTTTACACAAAGCGTTTTATTGAAATCGCTCTTGAAAACGATTGCATCGTTAAGTACGCAAATGGTAAAGCCACACGTTCCTACGCTAAATTGATGGACAAATTAAAAGAAAAGGAAGATAAGACGGAATACAACCTTTGTTGGTTTGTTGACCTATGGTTTAACAACATATTCCATCCGCTATACGGCATTGATGAAACCGAGAGCGCGGCTTTCCTTATCTATGATAATTACTTGCACAATATTGCAAGAAACCAAATCATACTCTCGGAAAATGAAAAGGATATTACCAACATTGACTTTATCAAGCAAGAACACGAACTTGTCAATGGCTATATTGACGGTATGAAAGAATCCGTTATCTTCCCGAAGTTAACCGACGAGGAACGAAAGGAACAAGAATTAAAGGCTTTGCAAGAACAGGAACAAGAAAACTTTGTAACGGAACAAGCAAATGGAGAATAACGAAACGGAATGGGTAAGCGTAAGCGAACTTGCTGGGTTGTTGAACGTTTCAAAACAAACAATATACAATAGGGTGAAAACGCAATTGTACGAAACAAAGAAATTCAAACGCGGCAAAATGATTGGTGTTTTGATAAAAAAACCAAAAATTTAGCAACACATTTGCATATTTCCAAAGATATGAATATTTAAGACAATGAAAGTATTTAAGGAAAACGATATTATTGCTTGGACATACAACGGACATCGTGCCGTTGGTGTTGTTGAAAGTAGTAGTAAGGAATGCACGCGAATAAGCGTTGCCGTTGATTACTTTATGGATTCAAACGTAAGGGATGGCGACCTTTGGCATTCCGATACCGTGTATTGCGATGCTATGGGCGAACCGTCAATTGCAACCAAAGCGGAAATAACCAAATTGGTATTTGGGTTGATTAAAAGCGAAAAATGCGTGAGAAAGTTTTATAATGATTCGGTTAACGAAAATTTGAAACTACGTGAGGAAAACGAAAGGTTGCAAGACCGCAACATCATTCAAAGGATTTTCAACTTATGAACAAAGCACATAGGGATTTGTTGCATCAAAGATATAGCGAAGCGTGTGAAGATTACCTAAAGGCGTTTTGCGATGCTTATAAGTTGCAATACGAAGAAGACTCTTGGGTGGCAGGTGATGTTGGTACTATCACTTGCATTAGTGATTACTTTTTCGATTTTAACGGTGTTGTAAAATACGCCGTTGATAACAACCTACACGACTACGAGGATTTGGTGGCGTGGTACAATTATTGTATGTTTGCACACGATTTTAACCAAACCATACCAAGTTTCGATGCGTGGTCAAGGGGTTGTCCAAGGTTAAGTAAATCGGAACAACAAAGGCTTATTGACCTAAAAATGGATTTTAATGCAGCGGTAAAGGATTACAAAGAAAGATATTGATATATATGCACGAAGACGAAAGCAAGGGCGCACTACGATTTTGTTTTATATACGGAAATAGAACACATGGTAGTGCGCTTATCTCTAAAAGCCAATTTGAACAAATAAAAAATATTTTATATGGCAAAACCGAGAAAGCGCAAGTACAACAAGCGCAACAAAGGCAAAATAAAGATACGCAAGAGCGTTCGTCTTGTACACAAGAATGATGCAACAAGGGTTGCAAATGGTGGTGATACAATACCTAAAGCACCAGCGAGATTGTATAGAGATACTGGTGCAAACTTTAAGATTAAAATAAAACGCAAATGATTAACGCTTTTCGTAGAGCACTAATTAGGTTAGGCAAGGTTATTCCATTTATTTTGTGTTTTATAGTATTCGTATCATATTTAGAAGACGTTTACGCGCTATATACTAATAGTTATATGGAATTTGCGGATGGTGTTTATCTTTACAAACCTATTTCTTGGGCAATAGGCAATCAATTGGAATATAATATATCACATCTTGCGGTCTTATGTGTACTTTCAATAGCAATAAGCACTTGCATCTACAACAAAATGACTTGCGGCTACTTAGGCGTAAACCTTATCGAAAAGTCCTATTTCGACTTTGAACTTGAACCGACATACATCTACATAATCTGCATTGCTAACATAATCGTTGCAGGCTATCTAACGTATAAAGGAATAAGGATATTACTGAAATGAAAACTCCACGACTACAAAAGAAAGTCCACAAAGACTGCCCTTTCACAAGGGAAGAAATACTTGAAATGAAGGCAATGCTTTACAACGTCAATACGTCATTCCATTGCTGCAACCCAGCACCAGTACATTGGGGCGTGGCTGCACAGGAATACGAACAACTGCAAGCAATGAAAGGTAGTAAGGAACGATACAAGGAGTGGCTTGAAAATGAACTTAAACAACTAACGAATACAAAAGAATTATGAATGACATCGTTATCAACAACAGCAATGTGGTGTTTAATTCACCACAGAATTTGCCGAAGAAACAAAAACACTTCAAACGAATGCTTAAAATCGGCAAGTTACGTTTCTATCTGACGTGGAACTACAGACTGAAAAACTCGCAAATCCGTGACAATGAAAGGCATTTGTTTGACATCGTACCGATAAAAGAAAAGTTGTGGGGAAGCACACAAGGACATTGCATGATGTGTGGTAAGGAAATAGGGAAATTCTGTCATTCGCAGGTACATCACATATTACCTTATTCAAGATTTCCACATTTGGCAACCAATGAAAGTAACGTTGTTTTACTTTGCCGCACATGCCACAAGGCTATACATACTAATCCGTTTTTGGACAGTAAACTACAAACGGAAAAGGCAAAGGAATTTGGTATAAACTTAAAAGACTATTACGAGGTATGCAAATAGAACTAAAGGTTAAGGATGTTCTTGAAATGACAGAAGAAAAACGGCACGTCTTTCTTGTTGACAACGAAGAATTTAAGCGTTGCATTATGCAGCATGAAGGATTTGTTTGTCAAGAAATAATCAAGGATATTATTGCAAAGAACAAAAAACTTATGTCAGAAATTCTTGATGACAAAGACTTGCGTAACACCATTTATATGCAGGAAAAGGCAAGGAGGGAGGCAAAGTCCGAACAACGTGAACGACACCGTTTGTTTGAGATAGAAAAGCGACGCAGGCAAGAACAGCACCAAGCATCAATCAATTATAGGAAACAAGTAGATTTTATTCACGATATATTAGGTTGGAATGATGGAGAACTTTAGAAAAGCAATGTATGCCGCTTGTAGGCAAATGGATATGGCGATAGTACCAATGGATATTGGGGCAAGAGTTATGGCTTGGGTTGGCTTACAAGGCGGTGATGAAAGGGTTTCGCTATCACCACGGCTTAAATGCGAACTTGAACACCTACAAGAACTTTATCATATCAAAGGTGGAGAAATACCCGATAAGGATTTTGTGTTACTTGTTCAAGAATACACAAATGAATTGAAAGACTATACGGATAAGCACAACGGAGAATGGCCTACGTGGTTGGACGAACTTATTCAAGAAAGATATGGATTCAAACCATATAAACTATAAACAATGTTATACGATAAGATTATGCTATACGACGAAGAAGGTAGGGCTTATGTTGAACGCCCATTGATTCCAGAGGAACAACACTTGTTCTACATCGTAAGAGACTACAAGCGAATGTATCACGATTATTGGGCTATTAAAGCGAAAGTCACGAAACTACAAGAAAACAATGTTAGGTTAAGCAACCATAATTTTGCGTTAACACGCGAAATACGTGAAAGCCGTGAGGCAATGCGGCACGCAATTAAATACATGAGAAAGAATGGTGTTGAACCATCACCTTATCTTTTGGATTTTATGAAAAGAAAACTAATAAAATAGTTAAATTTGTGTTAAACGCCAATACATGTTTTGAATATTTAAAACAAAATACTAATTTTGCAACTACATAAAAGATGATTGATTATTTAGTATTTAAGTGAATGAGTAGTGATATTTTAGGTGAAACGTTGCGACAACGAAGTAACCTTTCTAAACGATAGGCATTATCTATATCTTTGCGTATCTATACTGTTTGATTTGGACACAGTGTAATTGTTTTATAAAACTTTTAACCTTACAAGGCTTGTGAAAGTATAGTAAGGTTTTCAAAATTGGGGTATAGAATAACTGGTTAGTTCACGGGATTTTGGCTCCCGTAGTGGTGATTCGAGTTCACCTACCCCAACAAAATATTTTTTAATCAAAAAAAACAATAAGAGAAACTTATGACAAAGATTATTAAATTCAACGTAGATGAACTTGTGCCACAAATCGCAATGGCATCAAGTGTCGTTTCACCGAACAATGCGTTACCAATTCTTTCCGATTTAAGACTTTCCACAAAGGATGATGGAATGGGAAGCACGTACCTTGAAATAATGGCAAGCGACGGAGAAACGTGGCTACAAGTAAAGTCAACACTAACGGAGGCCGAGGTTGGTATTGAACTTTGCATTGCGCAAAAAGATTTCTTGCAAGCACTACGCAACCTTTCTGGAAAGTTCGTGACAATGAATATCAACGAAGAAAAGAGGATTGCATCTTGCGAATATGAAAACGGACATTTTTCGCTACCTTACGACAATGCAACGGAATACCCAATGCCAATACAAAACAACGAGCAAACCGTTGTCAAGCGTATTGATGCGGCACGATTGCTTACGGCTATTGAAAAGGCAGGATTCGCAACGGCCAACGATGAACTAAGACCCGTTATGAATGGCGTGCATTTCGACTTTAAGCAAGACTATATGGTTGCCGTTGCAAGCGATGGTCACAAACTTGCAAAACACATGGACACCACGATTAAAAACGGCGACGGTGAACAAGACAACGGATTTACCCTACACACAAAACCGTCACACGTCCTTATGAACGCGCTAAACAAACAAACGGGTGATGTTAAGATTGAGTTCAACGAACGTTTTGTTTCCATAAACAATAACACGTTCAAACTTTGCACAAGATTGCTTGAAGGACGTTACCCGAACTACGACGCGGTAATACCCAAAGACAACGATAAAAAAGCCGTAATCGAAAAGAAAACGTTAGTTTCAGCCTTGAAACGTGTGCTTCCTATGTCAAACGATACGGTGGAACTTGTTTCACTTGAACTTGCGGACGGGAAAATGGAAATCAACGCCGAAGATATTGATTTTTCAAAAGCAGCATCGGAAATCGTTCCTTGTGAATACAACGGCGAAAGAATTACAATCGGCTTTAAAGGCTCTACCCTTTTGCAAATGCTAACGAACATTAGTGGTGAAAAGGTGAACTTGTTGCTTTCCGACCCGTCACGCGCTGGAATTATTACCGAGGGCGATGAAAATTCTTTCGGGTATGATTACATTTCGTTGATTATGCCAATGCTAATATCGTAAACGTAATGATAGAATATTACGGTGATTATGCTAACGGCTATTTAGAACGCAAGCAAGGCGGTAGGTACGAGGGAAAGATAACCATCGAGGGTATCAATCTCTCGCCTATTGTCGGGCAATATTTCAAGAAAGACGGAAAGACGTATCTTTGGCTTAAACGAAAGAAATTGCTTGAATATAACAACGAATCACAAACATACACCGAAAGGGAAAGAAGGCCGCAATGGGAGGCTTATCTTGAAAAACAAATAGATGGCGATATGGTTGCATTTAAAGGTGTATTTGTTTTCCTTAGATTCCGTTTCGAAATACAAGGGGTTTGGGATAAGATTCTTGGAAAGGAAAAGCAACAACGGTTAAACTTGTACGTCGAAAGATTGCCGTTGGCACAACAAACTATCATTAACGAAATATGCGAAAGGAAACAAAGCGGATGAAAGAAGAAGATTTTGTATTAGAAAAAATGTCGGAAGCCGAACAAATAATGCTTGACACTATTTGTAAAATACTACGTGGGTACGAAAGCAAGATTCAATATTGGCTTGCTTATTTCGTTTCGGCTCTTTGTAACGTAGAAATGGATAAAATGCTCACGGACTGCAACACGTTAAGTGTCGCGCAAGCACGTTGGTTGTTTTGGTATTCATACCGACGTATGACAAACGAAACATACGAAAAGATAGCAAAAGTTTCCTCTCAATATTACGGAAAGTATTTCACCACGGCAACAATTGCCAATGGTATTACTAAAATGACGCAAATGATAGAATGCGAACCAATATGGACAAAACGGTGGGTTATTATCAAGCGCGTTATAAAGCAACACCAAGAAAGCATAATGGAAAACGAAGAACCGATAAAAATTGTTATACCAAAGAACGCAAGAGTAGAACTTAAAAGAAAATAATTATGATATACGAAGTACAAATAACCCATGTTGCCATTGACAACAAAGGTAACGACAAAAACGTAAAAAATAACCTTGTAGTACAAAACGCAATATCTTTTGCCGATGCAGAAGAAGCGGGTTATGAATACGGACAAGGATTGAACCTTAACGAAGTAGATGTTGTCGGTGTTAAGCGCAGTAAGATTAAAGAAATCCTTAACACTTGCCAACACGACGACGATTTGATTTGGCAAGCCGAACTTATGGATGTCTTTCACGATGACGAGGGAAACGAGAAAGAAATCAAATACAAGACTATCTTGTTTGCACAATCATTCGATAACGCAAAGGCTTTCATTTCGGAATATATGCGGCAAGGATATGATAACATGTCGCTTGTTAGTTTGAAACTCACAAAGTTCACAACCATAATTTAACGACGCAATAATATGGCACAAAAAACATACATCGGTGTGGATAACGGCGTGACTGGCACTATTGGAATCGTTGGTGAGGGATTAGAACCAAAGATTTTCCACACGCCTGTAAAGAAAGAGCAAAACTACACCAAGAAGAAAGATAACATCACGCGCGTTGATGCTAATGGTTTGGCCGATATTCTAAAGCAGTTTGACCCATTAAACACGATGGTAGTAATGGAACGTCCAATGGTTAATCCGACAAGGTTTAAGGCTACAACATCGGCATTGCGTTGCTTTGAAGCGGAACTAACCCTTATTGAGCATTTCGGCTTTCCTTATTGCTATGTTGACAGCAAGGAGTGGCAGAGAATGTTGTTGCCAAAAGGTATTAAGGGAACTGACGAACAAAAGAAAGCAAGTAAGGATATTGGAAAACGATTATTTCCCCAGCTTGCAGACTTTAACCATACAGACTTTGATGGACTCCTCATCGCAGAGTATGCACGACGTAAAAACTTGTAAGATATGAGACCTTTCACGAAGTTAATTGAGTTTATAACAAGACACCACCATCATTTTTACAATAAAGACATAAAATGTCCTATTTGTGGTGAAACTATGTGGGCTGATGACAACTATGTTGGCTCAAATTCAGATGGCGACAAAGTCTTGTGTCTTGCTTGCAAGAATGAATGTTGCACTATGGAAATAAAATACAAAGATTATATTTTGTGGGATGATGAGATATGAAACCAATAGAATTTAAAGAACAGAACGTGGTCTACGGAAAAGACCAACCAGAGTACATGCCATTGCCTGCACTAAAATTTGATGATGGCACTGTGGTAACTTGTTGGGAATTATCTTGGAAGGAGGTAATCAAGTTAGTGTTTACAAGAAAAGTATGGCACTCGATGCTTACTTTTAACAAGCCTTTACAGCCAACACTTTTGACTGTTGATAAACAAGAATTGTTTACTACCAATGAGTGAGATACACTACATAGAAGAAAACATTCCGCACAAGACATCTGAGGTCGTTTGCCTTGGGTGTCTAAAGCGGTGGATTGCCGTAAGACCTATGGCAACACTACTTAAAGACCTTGAATGTCCGCGATGCGGCGTACAAGGATATGTGATTGAAACTGGAGAAATAATAGACGCAAGAGAACTATGCTAAACTATCTTGATACAAAAAACGTGTTGTTTACACGCGGCGTAACGTTTGACATCAACCAATATTTATTTGTCGCACAAGTTGTATTGGGCGAGGAAAAAGCGGTTGCGTATGGAATGATATACGATAGGGAAAAGTTCTTGCGTGAAACAAGTAGTGAAGATGAAAGCGAATACCTTGCAAAGATTAACCGCGATGCTGACGTAATGTTGCAACAACAAGAATGCCAACACTTATTTGACTTGCTAAAAGAAAGTTACCAACAAGACGTTCAAGCAAGCGCAAGTACGTTGGAAAACTACAAGTTCACGGGGTCGGAGGTACAACAACTATTGGCAAACCTATTGCACAATCGTTCGCAAGAACTTGATGATGCAAGCGTAAAGGATATTCTTTCGCTTATCAAGACGATGTACGAACAAGGTGCGCTTGATAGTGGCGACACGTTCCAAAAACATTTCATAACGGTACACCCAAAGTTTAATGCCCTATGCGTTAATTGCAACAAAGAGTTTGATGCGTATGCAGGTATTGATTCTATATGCCCACATTGTCATCAAGTGTACCAATGGGCAGAAAACGAAAATCGGTTTTATCCGCAACCGTCTAAACTTTAATTATTATGGAAAGAAAAGATATACGAAAGTTTTGTACAGACTTTGCGCACAATTTTATTGCATCGGAATGTATGATGAAAGAATTTGCAAATCTAACTTGTGGCGAGGCACAAGAAGTAAAAATCCATTTGCAAAATACGTTGGATATGGATTTGCAAGAATTTCTTGACGAACAAGGTTTAATTAGCGAATAACAACAATTATGGAAACAAAATTAAACAACAATGAAATTAAGGAAATCGCCAAGATGCAAAAGAAAATAGATTCCTACGAGGGATTTATCAAAGCGATTCACCTTATGGCAAAGTTTGGCAAAGACATAAACTATCCTTTGTTTGATGGCACAAAATACACGCAAGAAATGGGGTATTTGTGGCATTTCATCAAAAAGCAAAAAGGAATAGAATAATATTAAAAGCCGCTAACGCTATTTTCGTGCGTTGTAACGGCTTTTTATGTACCCTAACGTACAAGTTACCACAAAAGAAATAAAACGCGCTTACACGGCTTTATTTTCGTTCGTTGGCACTACGTAAACCTCATCTTGCTTTTCCTTTTCATCATCAAGTGCTTTCTTTAGGTAGTCGGTACTTGACGTGTTGCCACCCCAAAGCCCATTATACCCAAACATAGAACTTATAATACCAAGTGCAAACATATCGGTAACGCCACCACCAAATTGCACCTTTTCACCCCAAAGCAAGTTACACAAAGTGCTTAAATGCCCCTCGGTTGCCATCTTGTCTTTAGTGAACTTTTGTTTTTCAAATTCGTCTAACTTGTAAAATTCCTCGCTATAAACGAACTTTGTTTTCTCGACAAGGCTTTCAAGCGTAACCTTGTATTCGACCATTAATTTTTCTTTTTCCATTTTTTTGTTTGTTTATGTGATTAATAACATGGTTCTCCAATTTCTTCCACCATTTCTTTTGTGAGATAGCCAGTAAGGTATGCAGCATCTTCTCCGTCCCAATCCACACCGTAATACGTTATAATTGCATCAGCGGTATGTTTTAGTTCGTGTATCGCCGTTGACCAAAACTCGCTATTGTTTGTTGCCTTGCTTATGAAGATGGCACTCATACGCAAATCGTCGTTCGAAATGGACATACCCGTGTTGTAGTTAGACAAAATGTTTAGCGCACGATTGGCGTTTTTTCTTGTCATACCAAAACTACGCATGATAGCCAAAAGGTCATTTGCTTCGTAATCAACATCGTAATCATATACGACAACTATACCCCACTTGTTATCTACGTCAATATACGTTGTTTCCATAGGCCATGATATTAGAAAAATTTCTCCCAAAAGATAGGCTTACCCATCAAATCCATTTTTGCCTTGAAACAAGCAAGAACGGCTGTGGGTTCACAATCGGGGTCGCAAATGGTTTCCTCAATATATGCCGCACGATGCTTATCATCCTCTAAGGATTTTGCATAATCGGCAAAAGTCATGTGCAAAAGATAGTAGGCATCGTAATACGATTCATCTTGAATGCTTAATTTGTTTTCTTTCAAGAACTCGTCAAATTCCTCAATTGTTTTTTTCTTGATTGGTTCAAGCATTCCGTTCGTGGGGTTTTCCTTGCGCATGTTTTCTATTGCCCATTCCGCAAGTCTTTTGTTGAAATGACAATGGTATTTGCTATTGTATATTTCTTCTTCCTCACTTTTATAAACGTAATATTCCATCATTGTTCCTTTCCTTTTTATTTTATTGTTATTGAAAAAAGGGAAAGGGCGAAACACCCTCCCCCTATAATTTTTTAGACGTAACGGCCACGGCTATCACGCTGGCGGCGATACTGTTCATCATCTTCCATATCTTCCATAGCGTGCCGATAACCCATCTTGTAATAGTGGTCACGCATACTACCGTCATTGCGCATCATAGCACTTGAACCGCCATAGTTGCGATATTCACCACCATGATAGTTCCTACGCATTTGTGAACGTAAGCCCATCATGTCGTCTTCATCCCGATTAATTATTACGTAACTCATATTCTTTCGTTTTTATATGGATTAAACATTGTTCGGCGAAGGAGAATCCAACTTCTTCAAGATTCCAAGGATTGTGTCAAGTTTCTTGTCGGTCTCTGACTGTCGACGTTCAAGGTCTGTAATAGTGCGTGCCTGTTTCTTTTCCTCCGCATAACGTGGATTCAAGACTTCAAGCATTTTTTCCGATTCGGCAATTACATTTTTGTGCAATGGAATTTGTTCCAAAGCCTTTTTAGACGTTTGCAACATATTATCCACCGCTTGTAACATTGCCTCACGGCTACCACTAAACGTGCTATTACCTTTTTGGGCGATTTCCACACCTACGGGAATGTCGTTAAATGTTTCATCCTTTCCGTTAATCGTAGCGGTTATATCAATAACTTGTTGCGTTTGCAAACCTGCCATTAGATTAGGCGTTTGGGTGGGAAACTTTACGTGTGGTTGTGTCTTTGCCTTAACCGTTCCAACCTCTAATACCGGCTTTTCTCCTTGACGAAGAATGTAAAACGGATTACCGTTACCTAAACTTGAAAAATCCATAATTGTTATTTACTTTTTGTTGTTAAACACTAAAAACTACAATACCGTTCTTGACATTAGCGCAAGCGTGCCATTAAACCTATCGTTGAACACCAAGATAACGTTCGTCGAAAGCAATTCGGCTGCGGTTACGGGTGTGCCGTTAGGTAACGTAAGGGCGCGTGTTGTGCCGTTCAAAGTCAAAGTCACGGGTAACGTTGTGGTTGCATCCGTGGGAATAACATCCGAAATACGAACGGTGAAATATCCTAACGGCTGAATACGACGGAAACCCAAAGCAATGTCAATGCTTTCCGTTCCTACGGTTGTAGTTGTTGAAATCAAAAGCGGAATACCTCCTGCGTTTGTCGTAATATTACCAAAACAACTCATGCTTTTTACCTCCTATCCGCTAATTGTTAGAACGTTATGTTGTTACCAAACCCATTGCCATAGAAACCACCCCAAGGCTGTCCGTAGAAACCACCACTAACGTAGGGGCTTGCATTGACGGCCACAAGATTAGGCCACTGAACGTTTACAGTTTCGGGAAGTTTGCACTTAATATCGTCCACCTCGTTTGCAAGATTGTTCAATTGAGCGTTAAGTGGTGCAACGGCTTGCTGAACGATACCAGCCGTGAAGTTCTGCGATTCCAACTTAGCCACTTGAGCGGTAAGGCTTGTGATTTCACGGTCTTTACGACTTGATTCAAGCGCGTCAATCTTGTTGTCAAGAGCAAGATAGTTGCGGTTCATTGTATCGGTCAAAGCATAGGTCTGCTGACACATTGCAAGTTGGTCTGAAGCCGCTTTGTTAAGAACGCTTTGGTTTACGCCATTAATCGCATTCTGTAAAGTGTTCGTTTGCTGGCAAGTTGCAAGTGATTGGTCGCAGCAACACTTTTGGATTGTGCTTGCAAGGTTCGCGTCGCCCGATTGTACGGCGTTAATCATCTGCAAGGTTGACATTCCTTGTGCGTTGGCAATTTGGTTAAGGGTGTTTTGCGCCGACTGGATGCCCGCGTTGACAAGATTGAAGTCCTGTCCGAGCATCGTGCTAAGTGTCTGTATTGCGGTTCTCGATGCTTCGCCTTGGTTCGTGATGGCATTCATCAAAAGTTCACGTCCGCTATCGTTGTTCAACTGATTGCTGATGAAACCTGCGCCACCGTTGCCGCCCCAACCGCCGAAACCGCCGCCAAAGCCATTGCCGCCCCAACCGAACATTGAAGCGATAATTGCCAAGCCGAAAAGGTCTGCGATTGAATTAAAGCCGTTGCCGTTTCCGAACATACCGCCGTTCCCATAACCGCCAAAGCCAATAGGAATAGAGAAAGGAATGGTTGCATTGCCACCATTGCCGTTTCCTTCTGGAAGTTGATAAATTTCTGCTGCCATAATTTTTTTCTTGTTTTGTTGTTATTGAATTTAAGTTCACGTTGTGTAACCGATTACGGTGCAAAGATATCCCAAAACAAGAAAGAACAATGTTGGACTTTTTTAAGTCCATTACAAAAAGAAAAAACCTTTGTAATCATTAAGTTACAAAGGCTTTTTGCGATAAAGAATTGTTTTTTTACATCAGCAGCATGATGCCGCCACATATCATTAATGTCAATATTCTGTTGTCCATTATTTTCACCCAACTTTAACAATCGAATATTCTTCCTCACCGTTTTCATTGGTGGCAATAATGCCCACACAACCAGAAGCAACACCAGCCACAGTCCCATTAGATACAGTGGCAATATTGCTGTTTCTTGTCTGCCATGTTATAGTGCCGCTCAATTTACAAGTAAGAGAAATGCTTCCACCAACAGAAACAGCCTTGTGACTGTAATTAACTATTCTGCTTACTCCAGCACCGACTCTTGTCATATACAAAGCGGAGTTGTCCAAATCGTTCATACAACAATCAAAGGTTGGTACAAGGTCATACACAACTTCTCCATTTACCAAGTGTCCACCTTCTAAGTTTGTTGTACTAATAATTGGAATTTCCCCTGTTGTGTCTACATAATCAAAGTGTGTATGTCCGCAATGAATAAACATCACCCTTCCATTGCAATTCGCAAAGTTATATGTAATGCCATTTAGTGTTATTGATTGCCTGTTATTGTAGGCAGTCACTAACAATTTCACATTCTTACCTAAATCGTGGATTCCGTATGCTCTATATCCTGTTTCTTCTGAGAACCAGTTCACAGGATTAGATGCGTTGGAATAAATGTGCATTACAATTACACTATTATCTGCATCATCTTGAAGAAGAGCATTGCCTAACCATTCAATCTGTGCCCATCGGTTACTGACAAGTCTTGAATATGTGCTATTTGTCATCCCCTTGATGAATGAGACACCGCTATTCATTACATAGAATTTGGTGTTCAATCCCTCAAATGAATAGTATGTTCTTCCATTCTCGCGGAACATGAGATTCATAACCGTTGGATAGGTTAGAGCATTCAACCAGTTACTTTCCGTGTTACTCGGAGTGTATGGATTGTTATCGTGGTTTCCAAACACTGGATAATAGTTCCTAAACAACTTACGCATATAGGCATCACAATATCCTAACCATTCACAGTCCGTATTATTAGGATGGTTAAAGTTGAGCCAATCTCCTCCACAAATACAGAAATCCATAGGTAATGAATTATAGTATTTTTGTAGAGTAGATATAAATCTATCTCTGATGGCTTCCGTCATTTCCTCATATCTGCTATTTGGCGTAAGATGTGGGTCTGTAAAGAAAAGGAAATTCTCTATCTTGCTCTTACCCTTGATTAATCCGCAGTATTTATTTCTAACCGCCTCTACATCTGTATTGTTATAAGAACTATTGAATGTACCTATACGCAAAGCATCGTCAAACTCTTCCAAACTACCGCCTGAATATGTATTAAAAGTCAGGTTTATAGGGGCATCAAGTGCGATATCTGTAGTATTGTCCTGATTAGTAACAACTATTTTAATATAACCTTCAATATCTTGCTGTTCCGTTATGACTGTCTGCGCTGGGGCAAAGATACCCTTATACCATGTTTTATTTTCATCATAATAATTAACAGAATGGATTAAGTATCCATCAGCTACGCTTAATATATATCTTCCCCTATGTACAATATATGACGTAGAAAGTCTTTTGGTTGTTTTCGCTTCACCGCCCGTAGTGGTGCTAATAGATTTATTGTAGAAAGATAAATCCGTATAAGGATTCACCACCTTATCTATCTTGTTGAATTTATTTCCAAGGCTTTCATTAAATGCTGTCCATACCCTTTCGCCATTGACTTCAATATAATTATCGCTGCCATTGGCTATCAGTAGACTTACTCTTATAAAGAAATTACTATACTGAGAGGAAGGAAAAAAATCAGTAAACAACCTTTCATTAGCTTCTGTGTTTTTATAAGAACCAAGGTCAGTATTATTTTCAGAAATAATCTCCATTGCCATTGTCCTAATTTCTACATCACCATAGTGCCATAATACAGTATCACCTTTTGATACAGGAATAGGAACACTTAATCCATACAAAGGATTTAGTTGGAGGCCATTATCTTCTGTTCCATTAGCTTGCCTATATATACCAGCCTCATAGCCATATAGCATTCTTGAATTATTGATACTTTTCCACAAGGCAATCGCCTCTGCATCTGCATCCCCATCAGCAACGAAGAACTTGCCAAATTTTTCATTATTCCAATAGGTAAACCTTGCATATACAGCGCCTTCAGGAACAGGAATCTTTTCTATCGAATATCCATCTTTAGGATAATTTGTAAACTCCCTGTAGCCAGAATCAGCTATAGGCTCTTTATCTTCATCGTAGAATAACATACCATAATTTCCTCCTGCACCATCAGAATGTGCGCGAGTATAGATTATATTTGACATGGTACTTATATCTATATAATCAGTTACATTCCTTGATTGAATTGCGATTTCTTGGTTATTAGTTATTCTAAGTGCAAGGTGCTCAAAGGTAGCAAACGGAATCTTATTAGTGATTTTCGTTGTTACAACCTTATTAATATCAACACCAAAATATATAGAAGTCGGTGTAAGAAAAGTGGAATTATCGGAAGTGATATTAACAAGAACGTAAGCACAATCAGAAGGAATACGAAATATCTTCGTTTCTGCTGTATCAATATAATATAATTCTGCACCAGCACAAACAGGAACATTACTTCCTGAACTGGAAGTAGTAGGTGTCACATAATTAGATGTTGCGAATGTTATTGATGACCTGTGGTCACTCTTTGCCGTAATCTTCACATAATCTGCACCTGCAACTGGGATTGCCCTATGTTTCCTCTTTTTGTTGTTAGAAAGCCACTTTAAATCTGGAGTTATATAGCCGAGCTTATCTGTATAATTACCAATTATATTATCACTATTAATGATAACAGCCCTCTGCCCTAACTCATCCAAAGCCCCCTGAACATTCTCAGCAGCAAGCCCACTTTGTGAATTGTCATACTTTATTCTCTCGGCCTTGCCACCCCCTCCTTGGCTATTCGTTGCTTGATAATTAGTTCCGTCATAATAAACGGAAATGATTTCATTTGCGCCCCATGTGTTTTCGGAACTTGCTTGTGCACCGTTGTAGAAAAGCGGTTTTGTGTTTGCTGCTATAACGGTTGACGTTGGACTTATGTTCATCGTTGCACTTGCGTTAGTGTTGGCCGTTGTCATCTTTATGTGCAATGCACCGCCATTCGCAAGTAACTTGAAACCACTAACAACGACATCTTTTCTCGCCGTTCCACCAGCGGTACTACAAACCGCATAACCAACTTGCCCTTGTAGTCCGCTATCAATGGCAGCGTTCATTTGTGTTGTCGTTGAATAGTCGCCAAGGTTTATCGTCTCGCTACCTCCAGTTTGCCCCGTGTCATGCCATGTACCAGCGGTTACACAATCATAGATTTCGGCAGGTAGTCCGCTACCGACGTAAGCATAATCGCCGACTATTGGGGATGGATATGCGGCTACTAACGCAGCTTGTGTGGGAAACAGCCCCTTTGAACGGATTGTCCTGCCTTCTAATCCGTCTATCGCCACTTTAACCAAACCGAAGTTCTGATTGACTTGGTTTATAGAACCACCGAAAGTTCCGCTACTTGGTACATTATTTAAGTTTTCCATATATCTTTATTGTTGTTTTTATGAATGATTATGAACCATCTTGATTGCTTGATAGGGAGCAAGTTCTCCAGAGGATGCAACTTTGTTGGGGTAATAAACGAGCAACAATTTGACTATATCACCTCTCGTCATTTCAATACTCGATTCGCTATCACCCGTATGAATATTATCATCGTCATAATGCAAATATGGGTATTGACTATCCGTGTAGCCAGTATATCCTCTAAAAATAAGTCTTATTTTTGTGGTTACGGGCGAATAATACATTATGTTTATTTCTATTGAAAACGGTGTTGAATTTTCTTGTGAAAACGTCTGTGGTAGTCCAAGTGTTTGTTGTACTTGACTAAGTTTTGGCATCAATATAAATCTCTTATCATCATCCGTGCCAGTTCTTTCTGTCACAAGAAAAGTTGAACCTTGCGTTAGGTTTATTTGTGTTTCTTGTGTCTTTAATGACAACAATGCGGTTTTGTAACCATACATTACACCATTAAGTACACCATTGCCTTCTCCGTGAAAAGCATAGTTGTAATTTGCTCCCTGAGCCACCAAGAACAAGGCCGTGTTGTGTGTCTGTGAAGGCGTAACATTCCTTGCAACCATTGCACATTTCTTGTTCGTAAAAGTATCTACGGCTTCGCCACCTATAATTGTGTTTTGTGTTGGGTTTGTAGCATCGTTAGATATGTTAATTGAAGCCGCATAATTGGTGTTTTTTAATTTGTCCACACCAATATCAAACCCACCTATTTTTCCGCTCACGGCATATATTACTCCGCGAAGAATAATATCATTAAGAATTGCCCTACCACCGTGTGTCACAACGAATTTTGCCATCAAATTTGCAAGTTCGCTTGCGGATGGCTCGTAATTAGGATTCTCATCGTATTTAGCAATAGTATAGAATGCTTTTTCCATAGTTCCTCCTCCCCAAAGGAAAGGACTATTTGAACCCGTGTACAATCCACTTGTGCCACCGCTTTCTTCAAACTCATAACTTGATTGACTTGCTATACCTCCAGTCTCTTGTACCATTGAACCGTCACGGTAGTTGCCAACTCTTATCTGGTTGGAAAGAATCAAACCGCCAAGAATACTTGTACTTCCGTTTACAATAGCATTCGTGAGATATGTAAGGTTTTGGAAATATGCAAGTGCTTTGTCGTTGTCATTTGGGTTGTTTATCCAATCGGTATTTGGTACAGTTCCTTGTACAAGTTGAAGCTCCATAACGGTACACGTTGATGACGTTATCGCAAAAGCAGTTGAAGCACTTTGCGCAATGAACTTGAACGTGTATCTTGTAGCCGTATTTGTTAGTGCTTGCGTATAGGAATAAGAACCAATAGTGAAACTTATCGACGTTCCTTTTGCTTTAAACGAAAATATGTAGTTTCCGCTTGCAATCAAAGGCGTTTCAAGCGTTTGCTGCAAAGAGCCGTTTGTTAATACCACAGCCATACCAGTAACACTTTCTACCGAAGAAATGGCAGTTGCATTTGTCGTTGTCCAATGGTCAAACGGGTTGGAAAACAAGAAAGTACCATCATTCACTTCGACACTTGTTGCGGAATCTTCAGGTAGATAATCCCCCGTAAATCCGCTATTACGCAAAAGATTTTGATTTCCCGTAGAAAGATTGGCTACGGTAGTTGCGGTTGCGTTTGCCGTTGTGTTTGCTTGGTCGGCTGATGTTTGAGCATTATCAGCAGCAGTTTGCGCGTTATTTGCGGCGGTTTGTGCCGTTTGTGCGGCTGTGGCAGCATTACTTGCGGCGGTATTTGCCGCATCTGCGGTTGATTGCGCATTGCTTGCGGCGGTTTGTGCATTTGTGGCGTTTGTGTTAGCCGTGTTAGCCGTAGATTGTGCAGCATCAGCAGCACTCTGGGCATTGCCAGCAGCAGTTTGTGCATTTTGCGCATTGGTGTTTGCTGTCGTTGCCGTTCCATTAATTGCGGTTAACACACTTCCCAAGTTACTTCCATCAAGAGTGCTTGCACTTGACATTTCCACCTTACCCTTGATTTCAACACCACCGTTTTGCGTGTATTTCATGTAGGTAGTTTCGTTCTTGTCTCCTACATAACTTTCACCGTAAGTGTTTGAATGAAATTTTTTATCGTTAGGGTCTGGGTCGTAATATTCTTCCTTGACAATAGTGTTCGTTAAGTTGTAGCTATTAATCCCTTGGTAATATCTTATGGAAGGTGCTTGTGTTTCAACCGCCGAAAGAATGATTGCTGATTGGCGTTCTGGGTGGTCGTTGTTGCGATAACCTAATTGGATTACCTCGTCACCTGCTTGTGGAATGCCACTACCCGTATCGGCATCCGTCTTGGACAAATCAACGTAGTTTTCGCCAACACCCGTTACAAGTCGCCAATAGTAATGCGTAGTTGTCATTCCGCTTGCATTTTGTGCAAGTCGGAATTGTTGGCAACGTGCTTGGTCGCCTACAACAAATTCTTGATACACTTGCTTTGTGCCATCGCTTGTATCGAAGTAACAACGGTATGCGGTTTCGGTTTCCTCTACCGCCGAAACTTTCATTGCGCCAGCGGTTAATCCAAGTTCACCGCCAACGTGTTTCAATTCAAGAATCGTTATTGTCCTAAACGTTGCGGCTTTTCGTATCGTAAGGAAATCAAATTCGGCATTAGAATTGCCGTTTTGGTCTATGTTGATAGCACCTCCGCTTCCAAGTGCACCACTATTGTATGTTCCAAATTCCGCTCCCTTTTCGAACGTAATCTTACCCTTTGCCGTATCATCGCTAACCTTTGATAGTTTCTTTGCTATCTCACCCCATACGTTACGCGAATAGTTTTCACGCATCATGGAGATTATCGAAGATAGCCTTTCCACATCATCGGCAACTTGTCCTATTTGGTTAAGAACCACCTCTACGTTGTCCGTTAGCGTAATGTCGTATTGCGGTAATACATTATATCCGTATTTTACGGTAAGTTGCTTAACATACAATTCAAGCGGTTGTTCTATGTCACCAAAGGCGAAATGAACAATGGCATTTGGCTTTAGTTGAGTTAGGATATTTGTATGTGTAGCCAAGAAATACTCGTCGAATTTCAAAGGATAATCGTAATAATGCACGTTGTTTTCAAGCATATACGATTTCATTTCATCGTCAAGTGTTTCCTCGGCGTTTGTGATATATTCAACGGGCAACGATATTCCCAACACGACAAAAGCATCACCGCTATGTGGTTGTTGGTACACATTTGGCATGATTGTACCAAATGTTTCGTTGTCTTTTTGAACAATAAGGCTTATTGCCGTTTGGCTACTATCGGGGAATCTACTACCGTCTCTTACGTGTCCGTCACCGCTTTCCGTATGGATTACAGGGTCAAACGTACCATCTTCCTTGTAGAAATTACGCTTATATTCTTCCCAATCAACTTGTACATTGAATGTACACCCGATACAAGCACCCGAACGCATATTAACGCTCATTTCCTCGGTTATGGATGCACACGCATACAAATCAAACGGAAATATAGGCAAATCCAACCTAAAATAACTTTGTAGGAAATTACCATCATCGTCTATGGAATCATCCCAAGAATCGGCAGGTGTTAGGTCGGCATTAAGTGGTACGGCGTTTACAATTTCAATATCCTCGCCACCATCACTCATTTCTGGCTTAACGTCAAATTCGTGTATTTCGTAAGACGGTGAATTTTGGTCTATTTCGTTAGGGTATTGATATTCTTGCGTTGCAATTGCATCGTAATAATCAATGATTTCGCCGTTAGGATTATAGTTCGGATTACGTGGGTTCACCTTTTTGTTTACCGTGTCCGAATAAACCGTTGGCATAAGGTGTGTGCGCGTAAACGGATGCTTGATAAGCCTTACTTTTTGGCCACCAACAATACCGTCATAAATTGGGTAAGACATCGCTTGTATTGTCCTACCGCCAACGGTAATTGTTTGCATTCCGCTTGCGTTGTTTATCGTGTAATCCCATGATTGGTCGCCCGTCCAAATAATTTGCGGATAGCCATAAGGGATATTGCTTTCACTACCGTAACCACTTATTCGTGTAACGATTTTATTGTTACGTGGCGTTCGGGAATTGTTCTTTAAACCAACACCCTTTCCCATTTCAAACACAAAAGGCGTACTACCGTTTTGTTGGTAGATTTCCGTTGACGGTAAGCCGAATACAATCTTGAAACGCTTTCCGTTGGAATACCCTTGTTCGCCGCTTTTTACAACGTCAATCACATAAGGTATTTCCCATGTGTCGTACCATGTTTTTAATGCATCGGCAATAGTATTGTTGCTAAAAGACAAAACACCGCTAAGAACACTATCTTTATCGGTTGGGAAACGTGAACTTTTCTCTACCGTCCATTGTGTTTGCTGTAAATTCTTGCTTATCTTTGCAATATAATCGTCTGGGTAGCCAATCCAAGAAAACTCCTTGTTTTGCGATAAATACCTTTCTTGTTCGCTTGTAACGGCAACATCGCTAAAAGGAATGTTGTTCAACACATACATAGGATGATAGAAAACGAACGAGTATTTTGTCATTCCTTTTAATTCGGAATTGTCCGAAACCATACCTTCGCGTACTATCGTAGGTGGGCTAACAAGAACGTATTTTACCGCATCTTCGTTTTCATCCTCTGGATTTTTCTTGTACAAGATATATTCACGCATCGTTACATCGAGGGCGTTGTCTTTGTAATATACATCACCAGTTATCTTGTCACCAAGCGACATAACAACACTATCCACAACGGCTCTTTTTAAAACAAGGTTGTGGAACGATGTGCCGTTCTCGTTGTATATCGGGAACGTGATATTTCTTCCTAACGTTTCTTTAGCCATCTTACAAATTTTAATATTGCAAATATAACACAAAGGATTGAAAACACAAGTGAAACCTTATAGATTTTAGGTATTTTTTTTATTTCCCTTACGTTTTCCTTGTATTCCGTTACAACACTATCGCGCCAACATGTATCGCATCTTATTTGGATTTTGTCTAAATAGATATATTTTTCCTTATACTTAGTAGCAAACACCGTATCGCCTTTTTGTATTACTTCAAAATAGATGCTATCCCTTGTGTTTTGTGTTACCGTATCTTTTTCTACTTTCGTTATGTAGTGATTAACGTCGTGGTCACGATATTCTATTACGGTACGTGTTGCGCAAGACGAAAAGAAAAGGATAACGGCAATAATGATGCAAACATACAAAGGCGTTCCACAACCAACGTTTTGTTTTTGTTGTTCATGCCATATTCTTGCATATTCTATTTTTTCTTTGTCTATCATAATATTCGTGTTTTAGATTGTTGAATATTCACGTTTGGCATCAAACGATGGGCAAGCCTTGGAAGAGAAATCCCTATGGCCATAAATTCTTGCCATCGGGTAAACCCTACGTAATTCACGTAATAACGCAAGCAAGGCCGTTTTTTGCGCTTGTGTGCGTGTATCCTTTGGTGTCTTTCCATCGCTTGCAAGGCCACCAACGTAACAAACGCCTATTGAATGCGAATTGTGGTTTTCACAATGTGCGCCACTAATGTTTACGTTACGTCCTAAATGTCTTGTGCCATCAAGATATATAACGTAATGATAACCTATCGTTGAAAACCCACGTTGCTTGTGCCAACGTGTTATATCGGAAACGGTAAAGTGTTTTCCTTCTTGCGTCGCCGTACAATGCACAATTATCTCCGTAATCTTTCGTTTTGATACGGATATTTGCGATTTGCCGTTAAGCAACTTTTCCCAAGTTTTATCGCCAACTATTCCATCGGGGTAAAGTCCTACGCTTTTTTGGTATTCCTTTACCCGTTCAAGTGTCAAATTTCCAAATATTCCATCGTCGTAAAGATTCAAAGCGCGTTGTAGAATCTTTACGTCGTTTCCTCGGCTACCTATTCTTAGTGTTTGCATTATTTGTCCTCCTTACTACGTTGATTGGTTTCCTTTTTTTGTTTTGTTAGTCAAAGATTCAATGCGCCTACCTTGCCTTGCCATATCCTTTCTAATATCAAGAATAACGCTTTCAAGATGGTTAATCTTATCTCTAAGTTCTTTGTTTTCACGACGCAATTCTTCGTTTTCCTTTCTAAGTAAATCCCTATCGTTTCTGATAAACTCGCATGATTTCTCCAAATCGGCAATAGTGTTTTGATATACGCGTTGTTGGCCTTCCCATCCACCTGCTTCGGCTTGCATGGCTTCGCCTTCGTTTCGTTTCTTGAAAGCACGGTATGTAAACAACCATCCCGTGCCTAACACCAACGTTGCTATACCTAATACAAATTCCATCCATCCCATATTGTAATCCTCCATTATGAAAGTCCCGTTTGGGCTTGATTATCAACTATTTCGTTACTATTGTTCTTGGATATTCTTGCGGCTTTTTCGCTATCTGCATCACTAATACCATCTTGCGGTATAAGTGAGCCACGTTCTTCAATAATACGCTCAACCTCGTTTGGCGCGGCATCGGGTGACTTTTCAATGATAGTTTTCATTGACAACCACTTGGATTCCATTTGCAAGTTCGTAATCTTTGTATTGTTTGTTTCAAGTGACCAAGGAACTATCTTTGCGCTAATGCGTAGCTTTCCGTATTTCTCGGTAGCGTTGTTTTCAAGGTCAAGTCCTTCTTGGTGTAGATACACCATGTCGTTTACGAATTTACGCCAATCAAGCGCGCTCTGCGTTGCAAGCGCATAGTCGTTAGACATCGCAAGCGCAATTCCGTTACCACCACTATTTGTTGCGGTAATATCTTTTGGCGTAATAAACGAAGTTGAACTAAACAACGAAATTTTTTCCTCTACGGTTTTCAAGAAACCGTCCATTGTTTGCGGTTCGGGAAAATCCAACACCTTAACATCTTGCTTTCCTTGCGTAGTATCGCTTGAAAGATTGATAATCATCGTTGATGAATCACGGGAAAATGTTTCCTTGTCCATTTCTCCCCAAAACGCCAAAGCAAAAGTTCCAAAACGTTTAAGTGCAATTGCTTGAATGTTTGCCATAAGTTCCCATATTTCAATGGAACTTTCCGCATATTCCCATGCAACCTTTCCACGTTTCGTTAACAACGGGCATCTACTAAACCCGTGTTTTTCTTTTTGGATAGACCAACCGTTTGACCCTTTCGTACAACGATAATGGTACTTGTTGTCGTATGTGTCGATTACGGTTGTGTTGTCTATTTGATAGCAAAGTGTTCGCGCTATTTCAATTCCGTATTCATCATAGTTAGGAATGACTTGATAGCCATCTTCGTAGCTATAGCTTGAAACGGAATATTTTTCTTCTTGTGGGTCGAAACTAAACAACAATCCGCAATTGCCGAGTTGCTTGCAAGTGTTGATAGCACGTCCTAACCACCAATCCATGTTGCGCCAATTCCATTCACTCTTTGCGTATTCAAATTGGTTAATACCACCTTGTTCTTTGTCAATGTTGCAAAGGTTAAATTCCAACGGATTTGATGTTAGGCTACGTACATGCGCGGAATGGATAAGTTTTTGAAACGCTGCGGTTTGCGTTAATTCCATGTCGCCCGTTGGAATTTCAACACCATTCAACACCACTTTAATATGCGGAATTGTCTTATTATAAATAATGTGATGCAAGTCGGGCTTGTATTCCGTAATGTACGTATCTTGCGATATAGGTCTAAGGGTAAGATTCGCAAATCCAGTTTCAAGTGTCGTGTTATTAAGGATTTCTTGCGTTTCAAACCCATGACTATTCATCTTGCCACCGCGTGTAAAAGGCTTCATTTGCAAAAGCCTTGTAGGTTCACTAAGATACCAATTAATGTCTTTTATTCTAATCATATTGTACTTAAAACGTTTAATATTTCGCTCGCATTACGTATCTTTCTTACACGCTGCAACCTTGTATCTATTTGATTATCATTTACTCCCAAAAGTGTAAGCATATCGCTTGCTTGAACTTGTTTTCGCATAACACCTGCATCATCGCGCAAAATCCTATAACAATCGTAACAAGTGCCTCCGCAAAGCAATATAACGTTATCGAAAAGGTCTGGTGACATACCTTTCAATAGTTTCTTCATATCCTCTTTCCTCATCATTTCCAAGCGGCCATTTGGCGTTTTGTGGAATTGAAAGATAAGGCGTTCAAACGTCATGTGCTTTTGTATTGTTGTAGCTTGGCGTTTCATATTTTGGTGCGTATATCGCATGTTTGCAAGCGATGGTTCGTAGTGAATAAGCCCCGATTGCACCATTTCCATTGCAATGTGTCCTGCTTCGTCTTTCATCGTCTTAAATTGCGCCTTAGAACGTTGCGACGGGCTACCAGAACCGCTAAACAATATTGCCCTTGGGAAACAATCACGTAAAAAGCCAAAGCCTTGCACGTCAATAATCATTTGTTTTTCTTGCAAATCGTGCTTGTCACGAAAAGCTATTGCGTCCATAACGGCTTGGCGGTTTGTATTGTAAAGAGAATATTTTATATCTTTACATATATAACCGTAACGCGACCATAATTCCCAATATTTAAAAACAAGATTATCAAATCCCGTTGTCGCCATATCCATTGTCATAAAGCGTTTAAGACAAACGGAATCGGTTGGGATTTCCATTTTTCTAAACATTCTTTCAATATCGGTTGGCAACAATTGAACGCTTGAAAGGTCTATTTCCTCTTTTTGTTCATCCTCTAACGAATAATTCCAATTCACGGAATATGATGATGCTGCGGTAGCTGAATTTGCGGCCAAACCACGATAACCTTTGTTTTTGGATAGCATTTTCTTGTTGTCGCGAACGTCAAACGTAAAGAATGTCATGGAAAGGATGAAATCTTCATACGACATATCGGGGTCTTGTTGCAAGAGCGCATCTATGTGCTCTTTGCATTTTTCGTAAACTTCACGCTTCGTTCTACCCCAATACGTCTTGTCTATTTCACCGTTTTGCATATTGAAATACATAACAACACCATCCATAGACTTATCTACCGTTCCATCATCGTTTATCCAACCGCCTCCGTGTTCACCCTTTCCGCATAGTTTACGCAAGAAACATTCACGTTCGGGGTTTTGTGCAAGGTATATTTGCGCCTTTCCCTTGCTATCACTACGCAAACGCGGAAAGAACGACGTAATTGTACGCCATTCGAATTTATTGCATTCGTCAAAGATAAGTTTCTTGGCTTGCAAACCTTTTGCTATCTTATCAATAACAATCGGGTTCTCGTTGTCAAGTTGCTGGAATTTCAATTCGCTACCGTTGTAGAATTTCAAACCCATGTCCGTTTGGTTACGGATAATTTCACCTATCGGGTCGTGCGGTTGGCGTTTTGTTGTCCTATCTATCAACGGGTACATTTTCTTTAGCGTATCGTTTACTTTTCCTGCACCCCAGAAATCACTTACGTTGCGCATAAAACAAACAATCTTGGCATTATCGTTCATAGAAAGATATTCTATTGGCGCATAATAAAGCGCAACGGACTTACCACCTCCCGTACCGCCCGTAAAGCATACAATATCGGCATTAGAGCGAATGGCTTTTTTTTGATTGCCATCCTCTAACGGTGATAAGACAATATCGTTTCTTTTTCTCGCCATAACGCTTTGATTGTTGTTTTCTATGCAAAATTACACATTAAAATATAGCGCGTTATTCCAATCCTTTTGAAAGTTCGTTGCGTTTTTAATAATTTCAAATGGATTTTTAATATTGCAAGAATTGCATTTTGTTTTTTTTATACTTTTGCGCAAAACAAATGCGACATTGTTTTTATTTAAAATAGTAGAAAACTATGACAAAAGACGAAGTTTTACAGAAAGTAAACGATTATTGTAACGAGAAAAGTTACACTACCGCAACACTAACCGATGGTTTCAAAGACAAATTCGCGGAACATTTTGCAAAGCGTTATGCCGAAACAAATGTTGATGATGAAAAGGCCATTGAGGACATGAAATTCGCTTTGAATACCGCTTTTAGCGGCGCAAGCACTATCATTACCGAAAAGACCAACGTCTTTAATTCGAAAGAAAACGAATACAAAAACCAAATCGCCGAGTTGCAAAAAAAAATCAATCCAGAACCAAATCCAAAGCCTACACCGCAAATTCCAAAAGAGGTGCAAGACCAAATCGACGAACTAAAGCGGTATAAGGACAGTGAAGCAAAAAAAGCTAAACAAAAGGACGTATTGGAACTGGCAAAGAAAAGTGTTCGACAAGATTTGCATAAGTCGTTTGAGAAATTTGCGGCAAATTATGAAATCAAGTTGGACAAGGAAGACAAGGAACAGGCAGAATCACTTGTATCTCAATTCCAAGATATTTTCAAGGATAGTATAGGTGACATTAAGCCACTCGCGCCGCAACAAACACAAAAGCGCGAAGAGGAACTCCTTAATTCCATCCCCAAAGTTAAAGTTTAAACAAACAAATTAAAAGCAAAAGATTATGGTAACAAACTTAGCATTTTTCTTTGAAACATCACGACAAGTGCGTGGTGGGAAGTTTGTTTGGGTGAAAGATAGTAACGGTGAGCAAAGAAACAACATCTTGCTTGGTGGCACTATTGGCAACCCCAACAAAGGCTTCGGACATCTTTGGGCTGCGCAACTTTTACAGTACACCCCAGGCCAAGAGATGTTGATTTTCCGTTCTTTCGCCGTTAGTAAGGCTACTACCGCAGCAACCGACACCACCATCTATATTAAAGCCGATGGTTATTCGGACGCTCCCGAAGTTGGCCAAATTTTGATGAAAGCACCACAAACCGCAACTGGAACAGGCCAGTCAGGTAAGGTAACGGCAGTCGTTTACGATAAGGCTAACGCCGAATTTGCCGTAACCGTTGACACCGCACTTGGTGCTTTGGCTATCAACGACATTCTTGTAGAGGCAAGCGGTAGCGCAGCATCCGCATCCGCAACCGTTCTTGTTCCCAATCCTAACGTATTCAACGAGGCAGACCGCGATTTGCTCCCCACCGAGGGCTACGGATTTGAAAACGCCAACTATAGTGTTTCAGCCGTTTACAACAAGCAGGCTTGGATTGCACGTATGCAACCACTACCTACTTACGTTTTGGCCAAGAATCGCTCTTACATTGACGGTATCTTCTGGATTTAATCACAAAACATTAAAGAAAGGAAACATAGATTATGGCAAACGCATATAAATATCAGTGGACACCCGATGAGGCAATTGAAAAATTGTATCAAAAGGGATTTATGGACGGAAACAATGGTGGTTTTCTCCAGACACTTATCGACAATTCTCTTGAAATCGAGGCAAACCGTTTCTTTTGGCAAGAACACTTTGTTGTAGAAGGTAACGAATACGACATTGACCTTGCCGATACAAAGAAAAACCCAGCATGGACGGTTCGTCAACGCGTGAATCGCATCGTGCCTATGGCCGACGCAATGGCTCCTCTTTCCGAAACCGCTCAGCTTGACAACGAAGGATGGGAGGAAAAGACTGGCTCTATCTACCAATACGGTAAGGGCTTGTTCGAAACCTCTATGTCCAAGTTGGAATTGCAGGCACGTCTTCGTGAAATGAACCCACAAGACCAAAACCTTGTTACAGGCTTTGTTCGTGGTGTTGCCGACCTTATCAAGACACACAACTACCGTCTTTCTTATATGGCCGCACAAGCACTTTCTTATGGTGGTGCTTATAGTAACACCAACCGCATTTCGTTCAACGGTAGCACGGGAACTATCACGTCTACATTGGGCTTTAGTGGCGTGAACACATTGCAGTCTTCGTACATTCCTCTTGCAAACTTTAAGACCGCTGGTACAAAGGTTTGGTCGGACGCAACTTGCGACATTCCTGCACAAATGCAAAAGATTGAGCATGATTTCAAGGCCGCAAACAACTTGCCAGAGGATTTCCCAATGGAGTGGGATATTCCTTACAGCATGATTACATCCGTATTGCTTAACAACGCCGCATTTGTGGCCGAGGTTAACCGTTGGATTGCCATGTATGGCGTATCTAACAACCGCGTGGTTATCATTGATTCAAGCGGCTCTCCCTCGAACCAATCAAGCATCACTTGGGAAAACATCGTTGCTTATAGTCAAAGCCCGATTTCCAAGATTGCGCCTATCCGCGTTGTCAAGCAGTCGGCCACAGTACAAAACATCACAACCGTTTCCGATGTTTCGGGATGGAAGCCAAACGCAGCCGTTCTTCGTCCGCTCGGTACGGCAGGTGTTGTTGTACACGCCAAGACCGCAGATGTTAAGTTGATGCAAAGCGGAGAGGTGAATAGCAATATTCAGTTCTCACTTGCAAAAGTGCAGAATTTCCTCTATGTAATCAACAAGGTTACGCCTAACGGAATGTTGAAGTCTTATCATACGGATATTATTGGTCGCTATGCACCCGTGCTTAACGAGTCACTTTATCACGTAGTGGTAGACACTGCAACCGCAGATGCCTAAACAAATATAGAACCTTAAAAACTTGCAAAGATGACGGTATTAGAATGGTTGGAAGCATCAACAATGTATTCTTCGTTTACGGAGAAAAACTTTGTAAAAATCGCCCTTGACCGAGGTATAGACCCAAGTTGGGACGTTTACGATGAAACTAAAGTAACAGAAAGGGAACGCGACCTTATGACCGCAGACCTTATCTATACGGCAGTTCTTCTTAGACCATCTAATACTGCATCGTTGCAACAATCGCACAACGGTTTCCAAAAAACCATTGGTAGCGAACAGGATTTCTATCAAGACGACAAGATTCAGTACGCTATACGCATTTACAAGCGATACAACGACGAAAAGGCTGGCGATTTGGAGGAACTTGCCGAAAACCGCCGAATTAAGTTTATACCAATAACCGACGTTATTAGCCTATGATTCGCGACGAAATAGTAGAATTTCCCTACAACGGTGTTATAAGCCGCACAATCTACGGTGTTGGCGACGAGGAAGATACTACACAGGAAATCTATAGTGGTGTCATGGATGAAACCACACAAAGAGACCTTGACGGGCGCACACTACAAACCGCACCCTATGTTGTTTCCATTCCGCTTACAACCGATGAACAGGGGAATTATATTATTCCACGTAAAGGCGATGATGTAACGGTTACACGGTATGGTGAAACCTTACAACTAACCGTTGACAACGCAGAACCCTCGCAATTAAAAGGAATTAGCATTTATTGCACACGTAAAAAGTGGTAACTATGGCAACAAGAACACGCGTTAAATTCGATAAGGAAAAACTTAGAAAAGCCATGATGAAAAACTTGGTTACGGAACAAACGCGCCGCCTTGTACAATACGCCAAAGAGGAACTTTACGAAATGATTGTGACACGACAATTCAAAAGCCGTACATTCAACTTGGCCGATAGTTATGTTTGGGCTGTCTATTTTGATGGCAAAGAACAATCACACGGCCATATTGGTTCTAAGATGGCTAACGATGTGTCTTATTTGCATGAATGGAGTAAAGACCCGTCAAAAAGAATACCCGTTGACGGACGCAAAGAGGCTACGGCTTTTTTAAGCGCGTTTCAAGGGCATTTGCCGACAAAAGACGGTTGGGTTGTTGTTTGGGCTGCATGTGCGCCCTATGCGCGATACTTAGACCCTGCGGCTGGTAGTACGAAAACAAACCGTTTCTTCGTTATTAGCCAACGATACGACCATATTAAGAATACGTTTTCACCTAAAGGACATGTAACATTTAGCGTTAAGCCATTATGATAGACAAGTCAAGAATTGCTATATACGATTATCTTTATTCGCTATTATATGGCGTAGTAACGAATAATGTTCATTCTATGGGCGAACCATCGGAAACAACAGACGATGAAGCGGAAAACGGATTTGTGGTAACAAAAGTTGGCGACATAGAGGATGAATCGGAATTTGAAGGAGAAACTTACGCATGGGCGCGATGCTATATCTACGCATACGTTCCTAAGATGTCGCGTGGTAGGCTACACAAAAGAAAGTATAAGGAATTTGAAGATGCAATTTTGGCCGTTATAAAAAACGCCGAAACGCAAGAAAACGAACCCTATTATGTTATGCCCGAAACCACCATTTCTATGGATGATAACGCAAACACGCAAAAGGGAAACCAATATAACTTATTCGTAAAGTCTTTTGTTGTTGTAATTAACAAACAAGAATAAACAAAATTATAAACATTAAAAAGAAAGGATAAAATTATGGCAAAGAAAACAACTTTGAAGCCAGTTAGCCTTGGTTATCGTGCCGTTGGTGCTGGTACTGGTGACTACACTCAGCTTATGGGTATTCTCCGTGGTCTTACTATTGCACAAGACGAGCCAGATTCAACAGAGATTGAAGCCGAGTTCTATGATTCTCCGTTTGACATCATTTATCAGGGTCAGCCCGTGACAATGACATTTGAATTGACTAACTACGAACTTTCCGAACTTCCAAACCTTTTTGGTGGAACTGCTACGGCTGCAACATCGTCTGTTGCTGAATCCTACGAAGGTGCTGCCGCCGCCCACACTTCGGAGTGGGAATGGAAACTTGATTTCGGACGTGGTTACAATTCACTTATCATCTACAAGGGTCTTACCGTTGGTACACTCAAAAAGGATGCTGATGGTGCATTAAACTACGCAGTTACTATTACCGCTCTTGTTTACACCGACACTTCGGTTACTCCGAATGTTGACCACATGTACAAGATTGTTGGTACAACGTCTGCATAAGGTGTACTAATTTGCGAATTAACTTGCTTTCGTGAACGTGAGGGTGCGTTATTGGGGTGTCACCCAGTGCGCGCCCTTTACGTTTAATAGAAAGCAAAAAAACAACGTTTACGAAAAGCTAAAAAAATGGACAAAAACGTAAAGAATAGTTCCAACGAAAAAACATTTAACGATTTTCCAATAGACGTTAAACGCGATATTCTTGACATCATAACGGATTCACCTTCGTTGGTGCGCCTTGGTGAAAAAGAATATAGTGTAAAAGGCATGCGTTATTATTCGTTGTATCGCATTTGCCGATTGGTAATGGACATGCGTAAGTCTGATGAAACTTTGGACACGGACGCGAAAATTATAACCGCGTTGTGTACCGATTTAGATGCTATGTGTGAAATAATGGCAATAGTGTTATGTAATCATTTGTTTGCACCCGATGATATAACAGATTATGATTCGGCACAAGCGGTTATGTCGCGAAACGACAAGTGGATAGGCATAATGAAAGCAAAGGTTATGAATAGCACTTTTGACGCAAACCAATGGGCTGCTATTGTCCTTGGCGCAATCAAGTCTATAGACTTATCGGGTTTTTTTTTACTCAAAAAATCGGTGAGTATGGCTACGGATTCACTTCTGACTCGGAAGAAGAAGTCAATGGAGACAGCATCACAATTTATGGAAGCACTATCATTGCGGACGCCTCAGACTTCATAAGGGCATTCACGCAATACAAACTTGATGATTACCTTTTCAAGCTATCTTGTGCGCAAATACAATTCATGGCCATTGATAACACACACACAAAATACTTGCATGGTTCGGACAAAAAAGCATGGGAAACGTACAAAGACGCATTGGAGTCGCAAAGAAAGTTGGAAAACTTTATGGATGGATTAAGCAATGGTTCGGAACTAAAGGAAGGCGAAGAATACATCGTTCCCATACGCCAAACCAAAGCCAATAATTCAAAAAAAAGTAAATAACAACAACTAAATATATTATACGAAATGGATGACGTTATAATCGTTGGCAGTCTCGATAAGAGAGAACTTGAAAAGTCCATACAAGACTTGGTGAACTATGTTGGCGATAAAACAAATGCTATGGCCAAAAATTTTACCGAAGGGCTTGACAAGATGAAACTTGCGATGAAAGACTTTGCCATAACACAAAAGGTTAGTGTCGATACGATGCAAGAAGCGTGGCGCAAAATGTCGCAATCGTTTGATGCTATGGTAGCTGCACAATCGGCTGGTAGTCGCGGGAGTTCAAGTGGAAGTGGTGCAAGCGCAACACAAAATTCAATAAAAGATTTGAAGGAACAAATAACTGCCGCAGAACGCTTGCGAGACACGTTCCAACAAACATCTCCACAAGTTGCGGCAATAAACAAACAAATAGAGGATATGCGTACACGTTTGCAGAGCATACTTGCAAAAGGAACGCTAAAAGAATCTATGGCTAACGCACGCAAAGAAATTAGCGCAGCAACCTCTATGCCAACAAAAATGTTAGCCGATGCACAAACAAAACTTCGTGCATTGGAAAGCATACAAGCCAAATACGCAAATACAACCATACTTAGCCAACAACAAACAAACCGACTTGCTACCGCTATTCAAAATTGTAAAGACAAAATAGACAAAATAAGAAACGCTCAACCAAAAACAATCAAAGATGTTCTTGGTATGGATGAATCAAGCGTTGATGCCATTGCAAAAAAAATGCAAGCATTAAGACGTGTTTCTATTGACCCAAATAATAAAACGCAAGTAAAACAATTGGGTGATGAATACCAACGTCTTTCAAAGTTGCAAACACAGCTTATTGGCAAAAACGCCCAAGCAATCCGTTCCAACAATATGTTGGCGCAATCTTTTGGATATATTCGTAATCGTGTTGTTTACGCATTAACATTAGGCGCAATTTCTAACTTTACAAAACAAGTTCTTGAAATTCGCGGTCAATACGAATTATTGGAAAGAAGTCTTGGCGTTCTTGTAGGTTCTTTTGAGCGCGGTTCCGAGATATTCAACGAATTAAACCAAATGGCTATCAAGTCGCCATTCACGTTGATTGAACTTGGTACTGCCGCCAAACAACTTACCGCATACAACTTTGCCGCAGACGAAGTTGTAGATACCACACGTAGATTGGCAGATATTAGTGCGGCTTTGGGTGTTTCTATGGAACGTTTAACATACAACTTAGGACAGATTAAGGCGCAAGGTTTTCTTAACGCCCGTGATGCCCGTGACTTTGCTAACGCTGGTCTTGCTATCGTTCCAATGCTTGCACAAATGTACACCGAACAAAAACGTTTTGGCGACCAAATTGTTACTACGGCACAAGTCTATGATATGATGTCAAAAAAACTTGTATCGTATTCCGATGTGCTTCAAGTTTTATATAAAATCACAGACGAGGGAGGAAAGTTCTTTGATTTCCAAGCCAAGCAAGCCGAAACACTAAAAGTTCAAATGAACAACCTTACGCTTGCGATGAACAATATGTACAACGAAATTGGTGCAAGTAATCAAGGTTTTTTGGTAGGGTCGGTTCAAACCATAAAAAAGATATTTGAAAATTGGAAAACCGTACTTTCGATAATACAATCTTTAATCGTTACATACGGTGCTTATCGGGCAATTCTTGCGGTTGTTAACTTTGAACATCAAAGAACATGGGGTACAAGAATAATCGTAGGTATAACCCAATATATCAACGCTGTTCGTTCCGCTACTGGAACTATGGCAACGTTTAATGCCGTTATGTCTTCTAATGTTGTTGTTGCTTTTGCATCAGCACTTATGGGGCTCGCAAGTTATTTCCTTTTCTTTAGGCAATCGGCAAACAAGACAACCGTAGATATTGAGCGTTTTGGTGAAAGTGGTGCAAAAACCATTAGCAATATTGAAACTCTTGGAAAAATCCTAAAAGGTGTTGACGAAAACACTGCTTTGTATAAGAAAACAGTCGGAGACCTTAACCAAGTTTTACAAGAATACGGTGTTAGCGAAATCAAAAATCGCGATGAAATCAATTCAAAAATAGAAAGAACTATTGAATTGGTACAAGAAGAAAGCGCACAACGTCAACGCGCCAATATGCTTGCTACGGGACAAGAAACATACAAAACACAAGTTGAAGAAGCACAAAAGGCTTTTGAAGAAAGATTAGGAGGTGACACACTTGGTATCTATGGTAAGTTCTCACCCCAAATTGCCAAAGAACTTGAAGAAAACTCAAAGGTAATAAGCGCAATAGTTGGAGATATTGTACAACAAAGAATATCTTTGATTGCCAATAAAACGGGTGAAGAATACGAAAAAGGTTTAAGAGAAATATACAAAGAAATTGCCAACAGGCTTCGGGCGGTTGGAATAAGCGAGGAAACAATACAAGCACAATTCACACAATTTTCACAAAATCACGGTGCATATAAGGTTGGGCTTGATAGTTTTATTCAAAGTTTACAAACAGCACGAGAAGAATTAGACAACTTTAACAACAAAACAGAAGCGAACTACAATGCCGCGAAAAAGGCTACACAGAGCACGATGTCGTTTACCGAAAAAGTAGACGCAAACGCCCGTGCTATGCGGAACAATGCAAATGACGCAGTGTCGCTTTATAATCGCGTATATGAAATAGTGAAACTTGCTCAACAAAACCACGTTATAAACTTTGACTTAAAACTTACGGCACAAAAGCCGCCGCAATGGATGCAGAATATAGATTTGCCCGAATTGCAAAGGCTTGCAGCGCGTTTTACCGCTATTGCACAAAGTGGTGGACACGCCAAAGGATATACAAGGGAAACAACATACGAACAAGGTTTGTTGTATGCATCCGCTGCGCGTGAAAAACAATACAAACAAGAACGGGATGCCCTTGAAGAAAGAAACAAACATGATAAAAAGACGAAATCCTCTGGTGGTGCTAAGAAAGACCCGTTTGCCGAATCGCTTAAAGATGAAATAGAATTAATCAACAACATTCAAAAGCGATATAACGAATATCGCAAGATGGGTGTTTCTGCACAAGAAGCGATTACAAAAGCAGCCGAAGAATACAACAACACACTTATGCGTGTTAACGCTACATTAAGCAAGTACGGCGTTCAAACAAAGGGCGCACAAGAACTTGCCAATATGGACTTGCGAGAAGTTCGAGATTATTACAAGTCCTTACTTGATGTTGCAAAGGGTGCAAACAACGCAAAAGGAATAGAATCGCTTGAAAAAGCTATCGCAAACATTAATGTCGAAATTACAAAAGCGGATTACAAAAAGTTAACCGATGGCCTTAACAATGAACTTGGTAAACTTAAAGAAGAATACGAACTCGGCATAGAACTTGATGCCAACCCCGAACTTGGCGACGTTTTTGCAGACATGATGGGTATTGATGAAAGCGAACTACGTGACTTACCAAGAACGTTTAACCAAGTTGTCACGAAGATGCAAGCAAGTGTTGACAAATTGTTTGCCGAAAACAATATCCAACAAAGTTTCGACCTTGCCGCAATGCTTGACAAAAACGATTTCGAAAAATGGGCTAAAGAACAAGGACAAACTTTGGATAGTGCTTTTGTAAAATCACTCAACTCGATACGCGAATATGCCAACAAGATAAGGCTTGACGAAGCAAAGTCCGCTACAAAGAATTGGTCGGATTTGGTAGAAAAGTACGGTGACTTACAATCAAAAATCATTAAGATATACAAAGAAACCGTTCAAGAACAACTTTCTATCATTCGTCAATTTGGTAACGATTCGCAACAATCGCAAGCGTTAGACATTGTATCGCGGATAAAGGTTTCAAGCAACCCACAAGAAATTGCACGTTTACAAGCAGAACTTGCAGATGTTTTATCTAAGGTAACATCAAGCAACAAGGTAGCCGCGAATGTTGCAAATGCAGCATTTAAGATGCAAGATAGTAAAATAGCAAGCGCAACGTGGGGTGATTTCAAAGATTCGGATTTGTACACAATGACGTTTGAGGATATGTCAAACAATTCCACACACGCCATTCAACTTATTATTGATAAACTTGAAACTTTAAAGAATCAAGTCAAAGAAGACCCAGCGTCAATGAAAGCATTGATGCAAAGCCTAAAACAAGCACAATCCGAACTTGAAAGCCGTGACCCGTATCTTGCCATAACATCATCCATTAGGGAAATGCGACAAGCAAGCGCTGAAGCAAAATTGGCGCAACAAGAACTTGCCGACGCAACAAAAGAAGTAGAAGCCGCTCAACGCGAATTGGACGAGTCGGAAGATGCAAATCCCGAAATGCAAGCAAAAGCAAGAGAACGTCTTGCGCTTGCTATTCAAAGACAATCAAATGCAGAAATAAAGGTTGTTCAAGCAGAAAACAAGCAACAAAAGGCTTACAAGAAACTACAAAACGGCCTACAAGGTCTTTCTGGGCAACTTGAAAACGTGCAAGGATTATTTACGTCGGTGGCAAAACTATTCGAGGCCGCAGGCGATGATGATACGGCAGAGGCTATCAATGCAATATCCGAAGGTTTTTCCGTTATGACTACCGTTATCATGGGTGTCGTGGCTGCAATGATTGTTTTACAATCAACATCACCTTATTTGTTGGCTATAGCCGCCGCGTTAAGCGTTATTATCGGCCTTGTTTCTTTCTTGTCGGGCAACAATAACAAAAAGATAACCGAACAAGTGGAAGCATCCGAACGCGCCGTTAAACGGCTTGAAATCGCCTATGTTGATTTGCAACACGCAATAGATAACGCATACGGAACAAGTGTTGTAGGTGCTAAGAAAGCCGCACAAGCCAACAAGGAATTGCAACTTGAAGAACTACGTAGGCAATTGATTCTTGAAAAGTCGCGTGACTCCAAAGACCGTGACGATGACAAGATTCTTGATTTACAAAAGAATATCAAGGAATTGCAATACGAGATTATGGATATGACCAACGAAATTGTTAACGACCTAATGGGTGTTTCAAGCGTTGGTGATTTTGCAGAAAACTTGGTTGAATCCATGATAGATGCTTTCCGTGAAGGTGAGGACTACATGGAAGTGTTTGAAGGTAAATTCGAAGAAATGATTGATAACATGATAATGAAATCAATTGTTTCGCGTGTTATGACACAATATATGGATAACCTTTGGGAGAGCATAGATAAAAGAATCACATCGCGTTCGGAAAAAGAAGCGGAAGCATACGCCGAAGCGCAATTAAGAAATAGCGATATAAAAAACATGAATGACATGGAGATTCTTACAACATTTGGCGGTTACAGTTCATACGATGCGTTTATGTTGCAACAATCAAATGCATCAAAGTTCAAGAGGATTGCTGATGAATATCGCAAAGCCGCTGCCGATGCCGAAAAATCGACAAAACAAGCACTTGATTCGGTTTCCGCAATTAACGATTCTGACATTAGTTGGGTGATGGAACAATTAGGGCAAACAACCCCAGAACTTGCGGAGAGGCTTAAAGAATTAATAAGTCAATACTATTCGTTTGGCGACAAAGCAGACCCAAGTAAGAATCTTAGCGGATTACAACAAGGTATTCAAAGTGTTACGGAAGAAACCGCAGGCGCACTTGAAGCATACATGAATAGCGTAAGCCAACAAGTTTATTTGCATAGTGACTTACTTACGCAAATCCGCGATGCGGTTGTAGGTTTTGACTTAGACGTTCAAACGGCTACCGTAAGCCAAATCCTTTTGCAGCTACAATCATCGTACCAAACTCAACAAGCCATACAACATATACTTGAAGGGGTTCTTGTACCAAGTGGTCGTGCTTTCGCTGTTGAACTTTTATCTTAAAGAACTTAAAAATATTTGGATATGTTTAGAATAATGTTTATCTTTGTAGTATGGATAGGATGGTTTGGCCACCATCCGATAAGGGGCAAATCTACCGCCCCTTCCATAATTCCAATGGTAGATAATATTAAAAGTGTAGATAATATGCCAAGAAAGAAAACTTTAGCAGAAATTAAAACTGCATTTAAAAATGTGTGGGGTAACAGGTTTGATTATAACCTTATTACAGAAGAAATTTACGTTAACACCACTACAAAAGTTCCTATTATATGCAAGAAACATGGTGTTTTTTTACAAACCCCACACGACCATTTATTGTATTGTGGATGCAAAAGTTGTTCGTATGCTTCACGTAATAACGGCGGTATTCCAAGAAAATGGTCACGAAAAAAAATATATGGCATTGGTATAAATGATTCGGATTTTTCCACATCGGTTAAAGGGGAAAGACATAAATCTTATGTAATATGGAAAGCCATGTTTCAAAGATGTTATTCGTCAAAGAACATAGGAACACCTTACGAAAATTGTACTGTTTGTGATAGTTGGCGGTATTTTTCTAATTTCGAAAGATGGTTTGACGAGAATTACGTAGAAGGGTATCATCTTGATAAGGACATTCTTATAAAAGGCAATAAAGTATATTCCCCTAAAACTTGTTGTTTTGTGCCATCTGAAATAAATACGCTTATAACAAAACATGATGCAACAAGGGGTAATTTTCCGATAGGTGTAGTAAAAAGAAATAAACGCAAATCGTTTAGTGCTATTGTTAGAAAGTATGGTGAATATATAAATCTTGGCACGTTTGATACACAAGAAAAAGCATTTCAAGCATACAAAAAGACGAAAGAAGCCCATATTCAAGAAATGGCAACACAATATTACAAAGATGGAAAGATAAACGAAAAAGTTTATAATGCTTTAATGAATTACAAGGTAGAAATAACTGATTAGTATATGAAAAACGAAATGTTAGAATTTAGAAAAAACGCCAAACTTGCTAATCTATGTAAAGAATGGGATGGTAAGTGGGCGGCTTGCCACGATGATAAAGAGAAGTTGGTAAGGTTAGTTCTAAACCAACAAGCAGCACCTTATTTTGCGGACTTTTGTTATCGAGGCAAAGGGTTGTCGAAAGAGTATTGCAAAAAAGAATTTGGAGAATATATCAATGGACACGTTTTTAACGATTGTGATGGTGTAAACGGATTTACCTATGCAATGTATATTGACACGCAAACTGATTTGGTAATTACAACGGACGTTACACAATTACTTTGGTGTAATATTAACGTTTTAGTGCCAAAAGTTTCCTGTCCTACGCTTTACATAAGCAATGGTAGTAAAATAAACCTTACATGTGATGGGTATTCAAGTATTAGGATTTATCTTTTTGATACATCTTCGGTAAATATTAGGGATTGCGACGACACTTGCAACGTCACGATATACAAATATTCCGAAAATTCAAATGTTGAATACGGTAAATATTGTTTGGGACAAATTAAAACGTTTAGAAAGGAATTAAGATTATGACATATCAAGTAAAGAACACAAGCAACGGTGAATTTGCGAACGTTGAAACAATGTTCAATGGTCTAAGGATATTGAAAATGGACGGATTTCTTGCAAAAGGGAAACCTGTTAATATCTATACGGCGCAATGGATTGATTCGCAAGAAGAAGATTTTCTTATAACGACAATTAGCGAAACAACAAATAATCCCGTTGTTATTCGCGAAAACACGGATATAGAAATTACTTTCATCATAAGAAAAAAATACGCGACAAATCCAAGCGTAAGTTTCGATGTACAATCGGTACACGATAATTTCATATCGTACATGACCGATTCAGACGTATGGATTCAATCTTCTTATGTTAATAACAAATACGTACATTGTGTGTGCTTGAAAGAATACAAGCCAACGACACAAAAGATGAAAAGAGGAGATAAATCTTGGATTATGGGGACTATCACGATGCATTGTCTTAACGCCCCACAAACGTAATATATATTTGTTGTTGTTTAAAGCGAAATGCCACCGTCAAAAAAGATAGTGGCATTTCATTTGTATATAAATATGGCAAGAAATAGTTACATGTTTTTATAAATCCTTTTGTACCAAGGCATTGCATTGTAACTATCAATAGTTGAACGTAATTCCAAGATTTCTTTTTCTAAACCGCAAATCTTTTTGTTCAACTTGTCAATCGTTTCGCGTCGGCCTATAGCTTGTGCGCTTACGTTAGAATAAGCTAACTTTGATTGTTCAAGTTCTTTGTTTTTGGCTTTTAATTCATTGGTGAGAGTTTCGATTTTGGCTATCTTTTCCTCATTTAATTCATCACCTTCAAGGTCAAGTTTCTTGTAATGTTCTACACGCTTTTGCAATTGCTTGTTCAACCCCTTTAAGCCAGCGTTTTGACGTTTAAGTGAAAGGATTTCAACACCCATTTGTTCACCCACTTGCTTATAGGTTTCAATATCCTTTTTTAATCTTGTTAATTCTTCAAGCATCGTCACGTCGGAACGTACTTGTTGTTTAAGTTCTTTTTTGTTGCTCATAATTTAATTGTTTTTATTGTTAACTAAAAATCTGGTTCAATATAGCCCTCTAAATCGGGTGTTTCATTTGCGGTTGTTTGACTATCTTTAATCATCCTTATTTCGCGTTTCACGGTAGATTTCGGGTATGATGCGATATTGATAGTTTGGCCTATAACGCTATATCCGTCTATCAACTTTTCCTTTTCGATGGCATAAGGCATTATCTCGCCTTTTATTTCGACAAGCATTCCGTCGCCGAAATGTTCGGAAACGTATTTTTTAAAGTATGGCTTAAAAATACACTTCCACGTCATATATTTTTCGCTAACTATCGTACCGTCTTGTTTCTTGTAGCCGCGTTTGTATTCATCTACATAAACCAACAACGCGTCGGGTAGATATTTTATCGTGTTTACAAATCCTGTCAATTGAAATGATGCCATAATCTTTCGTTTTAAGCCACGTTTTATTCGTTCTAAGCGCACGTAACGCAAAATGCGGTAAACTATATCATCTTTCGTTTTTGCGCGCTTAGAACGCTTTATTTTTGATTATCTATTTCCATTACGGTTAAAATACTATATACGGCAATATCAATCAAGTTGTCACGCATACTTTCATTAACGTTCATCGCATCTCCTTTAACCATCTTTTTTACGCGATTTAGTTTGTCGTTTATACGGGCAACGGCAGGTATGTAGCCAAATTCGCGTATTGTGTCGCCAAAGCTATTTCCATAGTCGCTATTTTTCTTTTCATACGTTTCGCGCATTTCCAAAAGGATTTCGCTAAACTTGTCAACATTGCTATTTCCCATTTTCCTTTTCTTTTTCGTATTCAAACAATAATCCTACAATTGCACGGCAAAGTTCGTATTGTGAAACATAACGCGGCAATTCATTCCAATGTGTTGACAAATGATGTGCAAGGCGTTCCATGCCTCCTAACTTTGCCAACGAAACTTCTTGAATGTCGCTTGCTTTTAGGCACATGAAATTTTCCATAAGGTACTTACCACTTGTAATACAACGGCCTCCGTATTGCTTAGTAACCACCCACACACCTTCGCCTAAGTCGTTAGTCAAACACATTGAACACGGTTCATAGACGATTTTCTTTCCTCGTACATTTTTACGATATAATTTGTTGTCGTATTCTTGTACTGGTTCTTGATAAGGCACATAACGGCCTTTCTCATTTTTTACATAAAGTTTTGGTTTCTCCATTTTATTGTAATTTTGGTTGCAAATATAACGTTTTGTTTTAAATATTCCAAAGATAAAACACAAATTTTAACTAAAAAGGCGTATCGTCGCCAACATAAGGTGCAAATGGCATCATATCGTTTGCGTTATTTGCCGTTTCTTTTGCTTGTGGCGCGTTTTCTTGTGGTTGCGTGTACACTTGGCCACCATTAAACGACATCGTGCTTTGTATGGGTTCTATTTCCCATCCATATCGAATGTTTTCGTCCATCGTGTTCTTGAACCTACGACTTTCCACCTCGTATTGCATACCTACCATTAAGTCAACAACGCCGTAAAGTCTTTCCTTGCAAACTTCTATAACGTTTCCGTAACCACGATAATGATTGATTTCGCTTTCGCCAAAGAACTCAGCACCAGAGCGGAAAAAGTCGTTATTTACCCTATGAATTATAAATATCTTATCAACAGCATTTTGTAAGTCTGATGTTCCGCTAATATCATTCTTTCTAAGGAACGAAGTAACTTTCCTTGGGTGTGCAACCAATATTATATGTACAAGGTTCTTTTTAGCAAAATCCTTGATTTGCAATATCAATTCCTTTTGCTTGTTGTTTTTATCCCCATCAAGAATATCAATATCAAGGCTAAACAAGTTATCCAAAGCAAATACTTTTACGCCAGCCTTTAACAACAATTCCATATCGTGAAAGATTTGCTGCCATGAGTTTCCGTATTCGTTATTGTACAAGAAAAACTTTCCGTCGAGCCATTCGTCTATTTTGTCGGCAATTGCGTTTGGTACATAATATTTGCCATCACCATAGTTTGAAAGCCTAAGATTTGATTTTCCTGCGGCTACCATTTGAATCCACGTCTTCAATATATCGGGGCGCAATTCACCAGACCACAAAGCAGCCTTTCCTCCCTGTTGGATTATATTTAGTAAGAGCGTGTTTAACCATGATGATTTACCACTTGCGTTACTGCCCGACAATATGGTTACTTCCGACATGTAAAGACCAATTATATTCTTATCAAGTTCTGTAAAACCCGTAGAAAAGTGTTCAAGTTGTGACAAGTCCACTTTCTTTATAGTTGACATGGAAAGCCATTTTTCTCCAAGTTCGGGGATTTCCTCTTTAATCTCGTACTTTTTTTGTTGCGTGTAACCCTTTTGTTGGTACGTTGATTGTGGTACGTGTTGTTGTCTTGGTTCGTTTTCATAATCGTAAGCGTGTGGGTCGAAATGCAACCTAAACGCACGCCAATCGTATTGCGAACAAGAATTGTGGAAGCATTTGAACGCAATACTACCATTTGGCATTTCAAACAAAGCGGAATCTGGGGCTTTATGTTGCTGGTCGAACGGGCATTCTTCGAGCACAAACTTTGTACCTCCACCACTAATAGGAATTTCCTTTGCGACTTTAATACCGTACTTTTCAATAAAATCCCTTAGATTGAATTGCTCGTTTTGTAATCCACGAAATTGCCGTCTTTGTGGTTGTTCAACCTTAATTGTGTATTTTGCGTTAAAAGCCTTGATTTGTTCAATACCCATGCGTTTTATTTCGCTTGGTACGGAAAGTATCTTAGCCATACGGTGAGGTCTTTCCTTTGTCGAACGGCCTTTGCGTCCATAAGTTCCTGACAATCGTAATATTCTATTTGCATCATGCAATACGGTGTCGATTTTTACGCTCTCGTCCGTAAAGTTGTTTGCAAGTATTTCAAGAAAAGCCTTTATGCAATCTTCGCTTTCTTGATTGTTATCCATATCAATAGGGTATAATATATGATAACCCGAACTACTATCACAAACGACTGGCGTACAAAAACCATTTTCGCGTAAGAATACAAAAACATCTTGCGCTTTTTTGTGAGCCTTTGCTTTTTCTTCTTCGGTTGAACTAACACCGCTTGGTCGTTCACAATCCACATCAATAGGCAACCACCAACGATGTTCTATATCTTGTTTACTTGTAGCCGTACCTTTTACTTGTTTAAAACAATTAAATTGGTCTCTGCTTGCGCAAGCTGATTTAACCTCATTGATTGAATAATATATATTGGCATTATCAAACGGTTCAAGAGCCTTTATTGCAGTTTCCACGTCATAAAAATATCCGCTCCAAGTTCTATCTCCCAATATGCGTATCTCAAACAATTCATTATCACGTTTGAAAACGCTGTGCCAATGCCTAATTTCGTTTGCATCCATAATTACTAATCCTTATATTTCCACAAGAAACCGTTTGCGTATTTTCTATTTCCCTTACAACAATCGCAAATGTGCGCTTTTTGAGTATGTGTAGCCATTTCCGCATCTGTCAATGACTTATATTCTGTGATGAGTACACCATCCTTTGTAAATTGCAAAACACCCTTGGCATTAGTCTTTCGTTCAAATTCAATGTTTGTATCTCCATCAAAACGCCACACAAAACCCATAAATGTGTGTTTCTTTTTTCTACAACATTCTAAGATATTACCTCCACAACCTTTCCAACCGTTTAGTTTCATTGCGAGAAAAGCAGATTTGTATCTTGCGACAAAAGTACCGTCTAAGTTGAATTGATTTACAGCAATACCTATGTTAGGGTTATTTTGTCTGTTTTTAGCACTACGAATAATACCAGTTCCGTACCTCACGTTTTCTGCTCTTGTAAGATATTCAAGGTTGTTTGCGTTATTGTTGGCTTTATTTTCGTCTTTATGGTTTACGGTAAGATTATTCCTTTCACCAATAAAAGCAGAAGCGACAATGACATGCACTGATTTAAGTATTGATTTCCCTTTCTTTGTCAACATTACACGAAAGTAACCACCCTTATCTTTGTGTTGATTTAAGATTGTTTCTTTCGTCATAAAAGTTGTGGTTGGGGTTTTCTTTTCTTTTGGTAACGATTTTATCCTACCAAGATTCGATACTTGATACAAACCCTCGTAGCCTACAACGTCTTTCCAAATTTCTTTCATAATTTCCTATTCTTTAATCAATCCTATCATTTGAAAAAGTGGAAGGGGCGATAGGATTACCCCTTATCAAGCGGTGGCCAAACCGCCCTATCCACTTTGCAAGTGTACTAATAAAATTTCATATATAGCAAAATTTTATGTTATACTATGTTAATGAACTAATATTTTCTTTGCCAATAATAGATGCAATATGTTCCGCACACGACTTGCAAAAAATACGGTTCTTGTCACCCTTAACCACACCAAGGTATGTATATTCGTCATCAGTGAACTTATGGCCACAACGAAAGCACGTCCTTGGGGTATTGCGCATCCCCTTTCGGCCACCTACAAAAGTAGCGTACTTCAAGAAACGCGCAATATCCGTTACCTCGTACTTTTTCGTGATATGCTTTTCTATAACGTAGTTCATATCTTAATGTTTTAATTCCTCTAAGATGCTGTTGTAACATTCAACCATAGTACCAATACCTCCGATTTGGAAAGCGTTGTTTAGTTCTATGATAACGTCCTTTACACCTTGCATGTAGTTTTCGTATGCTTTCTTTCCAACTCCTCGTTTTTGCGAGTAGTAAAACGCTTTGTCCTTAATCATACCTTATTCCATGTCTTAGTGATTGTTGACCATACCAACGTACCACGACCATTACTTAGCATTATCGTTAAAAAGGTTGATATACACGATTGGCATTATACATTTCTTCAAGTGCTTGTGGCGATATATAAAGCTCCTTACGAAGCCAATGATACACTTTATTAAGCATTTCATTTCTTGCGGCATCAAGTGCAAGTAAAGCGTCTTTTTGGCTAACTACTTTTTCTTCGTTCATACCACCACTATACAAGATAGTTGACTTTGATTTTATATATTCTTCTGCTTTCATATCTTATTCCAAGTTTTTGTTTCGCTATTCCATACAATATAACCGCCACCATTACCAAGAAACACCTTTGCGCCGTTAGGACGGTTTTCATCGGTATATCCATCCGAAACATGGCCATAGTACATTCCAACGTAAACATAGCAATTAAGATAATCGCTCCATGATAAAGCACCGTCGCATATTGGCATGTATGTTGCGCCATTATTTTTTGTCGGGTCGTATATAACCTTGTTTTTTAAAAATACGATTGTGGTAAATGTTTTATCGCGTAGGTATCGTTCAAAATCCTGTTGGAATTGTAATTCACGACTTGTTACATAAGCCTTGATATGTGGAAGTACCATTTGCTTCTCACTTTCAGTTAGTTTTTTCCAATACGGTAAGGATTTGCCTTTTTTCCCTTTTCTCCTATATGCAATCCAACATTTCTCAAAAAGTTCCACATCGCTTGCACTTTTAGATAAAGATTCTTCTTTATCTTTTTTCAATTTAGTATTATCTATATTATTATTGGGTGAAATTTTTGCACTACCATCATCCACATTTTGCACTGGTGGTGCAATTTTTGCACTACCCAATGAATAAGCGCAAAAAGCAACATTATTTTCCTTGTATATTCTCTTTACGAGTAATTCACTTTCAACTAATTGCTTTAGAATGGCTATCACGGTGTTTCGTGTTAGGTTAGTCCATTCACAAATATAATTTATACTACCCTTAAATTCATGTATTCCATCTTTACAAAAACCATGTATAAGGGCATAGATAATCAAATTGTTTCCGCTCAATCCAAGTTCCGTTACCATGTAGGCTTGGATGGTGATATAATCGTTTCTTTCCATGTTAGCAATCAATCATTAAGAAGTAAAGATACGTTTTCATCTATTTTAGCATTATCATAGTCTTCAAGAAAAATAGGATAATTGAAATTCACCAATTCCTTTTCTTTAATCCCCAATTTAACAAGGGTTTTAACATCGTCATAATTTTGGGTGCTCATAACAGCATTATGGATGTCTTGCTTTGTTATATCAAAATTCCAAAGTTTTTCTTGTTCTTTTATGCTTTCAAAAAAAGAACAAAAGCCGCACAAAATTGCATTAAAAATCGAATCACTAAAACCAAACTTTCTAAAACAATCTCTTGCATTGGTAAAATTTTCGTAAAGATTGTTTTTTTCATCGGTTATGTATTCGTGACACCTATCGCACAAAGTAATCAAATCCTTGTCTTCGTATTCCCAAGGTTTCTTTCCTTTTTCGTACACTTTGTGATGAATGTGCAACGTTCTATCCTTACATCCGCAAAATTGGCAAGTAAAGTTGTCTCTTTGCATGATTTCAAGACGTTTCTTTTGCCATTGTGGGCTGGCAAGTGCCGATAAATACTCTTTCTTCATAATTTGTGACCTTTTAAAAAACCAACGAGCGACATTACTTGTGTCGGTCACTACACTTTCATGCCGCCCGTAGGCAAAAATAGTAATTACTTATATCTTTTCGCTTAATGCGCCTTTGTGACCGACAACGCATCAACGATTCTTTCTTAGCAAGTGGCGCAATTAACCAATAATACCTAAAAAGATACCACCCTTTCGGGAACTACGCCACCGTTACCTTTTCAACGCATGGTTGATAGGTTGGTGCAAAGATACAACTATGTTTTCATATATCAAAATCTTTAACCACAATTAACCAAAATCAAAAGCAAGCTGGCTTGGGTTTCCATATTGTTCTATGTATGCCCTATCCGTATATTGCTTTACTGTTGTAAAACCCTTTTTTACACAATGTGAAACAAAACAAGCATTACAATTGTTTTGTGGAGACCATTGTGATTTGTCGCCAGTCATTTTGATATACATAGTGTTGTATTTCATCCAATTTGAAAATGATTTAGGCATCAAATCTATACCGCAACAATTTAGACTTTCGGATAGTATATGGAAATCGTTATCACCACAACCAACAGGCGTTTTTGCAAGTTCTTGTATTTTTCTTATATTTTCAAGTTTTACTTTTCCTTCAAACTCATACTCTCTACCTTTAGGTATTAGGTTAATGTTTAAATTCATTTCACCTAACTTCTTGAATAAAGAGTTTGATATTTGCTTGTTGTCTGTAGGTATCTTCAAATGTTCTATTGTGTAGTAATCAACCAAATCGTCTGTTTCTTTAACAAGTTCGAGCACCTCTTTTATATCAATAATTGGTTGTATTCTTATAGAAACCCAAAAGCCTCTTTTTTTTAACTCTTTAATAAAGTTAATACGTTCCCACGCCAAAGGTGTACGTGTTTCCCATGTGCGGATATAATCATCGCTTACACCAATCAACGATATTGAAAACGTGTGTATCTTAGGGTCTAACAACTCAAAATACATTTCTTCCAATGAAGATGTTTTGGTACTAATATTTATTGGGTATTTGTATTTTTTTGATATTTCAAGCAATCTATATGTTACCCTATACCTTTTTTCCAACTCTTGAAAAGGGTCTGACATTCCACCAAGGTGAATAGGTACGCGATGATTAAGCATCTCTTTTTTAATATTATTTGTCTCGCCAAGTTCTATCGCTTCGTAAAACCATTTTCTAACAAGTTCGGGGTCGGTAATAGCAAAGTCTCTATTAAAATTATTATCGCTTCCACCACCTGCTCTTGCATTTGCGAAACAATACTCGCAGCCAAACCAACAACCTTTGTAAGAATCCATTCTAAAGCAGTTTCCACACATTGTAAACTGACTTGTGTGCAATAAAGGATTTGAATATTTTTCTGGCATTTTACTTCCTTTTTGTTCGTTTTGTTTTGTATAAAATAGTAGAAATCTTAGAGTATATACCAACTCGTTTTAATTTTTTGATTTTTTCAAAATCTTCATCTTCGCAACATCTTCTATATGACTTGCCAAGCATTGTTGGTATTTCCGTGCGTGATATTCTCTCGTCGTCAACACAACGTGAAAGCATTTCAACCTCCTTGTTTGTTGCGACACATTCCCTGCGCTTGTTGGCACGTATAATCGCATCAACATCTATACCGTGTTTCCTACCCATGTACCGCAACCGCGTTAAGTAGTCACGGCACATGGCTTGTAGGGTTTCATTATTTTGTGCGTTCATAATCATTTGCTCTCGTGAACGAAACACGCATCAGAATGGCAGACCATCATCATTGGCATTCGTTGTAGTTTGCGGCGCGGCTTGTGGTTGCGGTTGCGGATTTTGAACATTGGATGATGCTTGTTGTGGCGCATTGCCACCATCGACGCACACGGCCTTCCATGCGGTTATATCGGTAAAATACTTTCCATTCCATTCGCGGCTTTCCACATCAAACGAAATATTGTACGTTTTGCCTACCACAATACCAAGTTTCTCAAACTTTTCCGCACCCATCACCGAAAAGGCGATTGTCTTTGGATATTGCGCTTGCGTCTTGCCTACGAAGAAAAATTTTTCATAGACGTTTCCCGTCTTACTTGAAGTGAATGTTTGCTTGTCTAAGATTTTCTCTATTTGTACGATAATTGAATTTTCCATAATTTTCTTTTTTTTGTTGAATTAAAACGGTAACTTTTTAAACGATATGCGTGGGAAATCCTTGCCTATCCCAATATGTAGCCATATAAGGCCAAATATCAAGTACGAACGGTATAAATGACCACCAAACGCACTATGCCCACATTTCCTTATCATTGCGCCATCCATGCTTTGTATAACCTATCATGTTGGTCGGAAGAAACCTGCCAAACGGCATTTTCAAAATAGACGCGAAAGAACTTGTCACCCTCATTCGGATGGTTCATGGCCACAATTTCACGCACGTCAACCGTAGTCAACCGCTTTTGGTAACTTATAACAATCTTGTTGTCGTTCTTGTACTTTTCCATATATAATATAAAATATTAAGTTTGTATATTAATCCCCACTATCTACTGAATAACGCATGTTTAGTTCGGTACAAATGTAATGGTGGTCGGTACGTCTATAGCCACTATCGTAACCTTTGTCGAACTTGAACCCTTGTTCGCGAAAAGCCTCCATAATGGCTTTCTCCATTTCTCCGTAAAACCACCCACTTTCGCCTTCAAAGTTCCAGTACCACCCGTTCGCATACCCTAAGTTTCCTATCGGGGCAAGTTTGCGCAAGTCACCAAGACCAAACAGACCGATTTTTCTCGTTAAATCCTTTTTCCATTCGGGAATGGACTCGTAATTCTTGTTGTTCATAATGTGTAAATTTAAAATAAATGCCAAATTTGCCCGTTTTCGTGCGTTTTGACGCGTTTTTACCTATTGGGTGGATAAGTTGCCCACAAAGACAAAAATCTACGCTTAGAACGCACGATTTTGGGCTTTAGTACTTTTTGCCGTGCAATTTCTTGCGTGTTTCGTTGTAATCCATCTTTTTTTCGATGTACCAAAACAAGTCAACATCCATTTCCTCGGCCAAAAGTTCAAGAAAACTTAACGCGCCACCAATAATCCCGTCAAGTTCTTCACCCTCAATGGCACGCATTAGAACACCACAGAGCAAAAACGCCTTTTCGGGTAACGTCTTTGGTGCTATGTTGTCGTAATACATATCGCCCATGTCCGCGTCAAGTTGCCATTTTTCAAATTTCACACCGAAAGCACCTGCCGTATCATATAACCTAATGCACGTATCGGCCATTTCGTCCTCAAAGGAGTCTTTGATGAAAGTCTCGAAGCAAAACTTCCTATGCGCCTCTTTCAAGTTTTCTGATTGTGGCGTATTCTTTTGGCTTTCATACATCGCCACTTGCGCATACTTTCCCTTGCGGTCTGCTTCAACCATTTCGGAAATCTCGGTTATCACCAACATTAAACAATGCTCAATACTTAACTCTTTGTCGTGGAAGCCGTGATTGCACGCCATTTCATGCGCACGCTCTATAAATTCATTCGTTTTCTTGTTCATAAACTAATTGCAATTTCTATTCGTTACGTATTCTTCAAGTAAATCACATATAACACCACTCAACATCACATTGCCGCCACTTAGAACGGAATGTATCGCACCAAGGTCACACGAAATCTTTAAATACCTACGATGAACGGCATCCTCGTCGGGATTGATACCACGCGATTCTAAACGTTCGTCGTATTTCTTCATTTCTTGCAATACTTCTTGCAATACACCCTCGATAACGGATAGAGGACGTACCAAATCTTCACCGATAACACCAAGAATACCACCCCAACGGCGTTCGTTCTTAATCTTTGCCTTTTCCATAACAAATCTACCAAGGGTAATAAGTAACTTTGCGGTTCAAGTAAAAAAGACGGTTGCGGAACTTGACAACGTAAGCCATAATGTCGTCACGCACCATTTCGCGAAATTGAATCTTTGCACGGTCAAGGGTGGAATAACGCAAACGGTCAAGGTCGCTTGCACCCCATACAACACACCAACCACCAGACCAACGGCGAATCGCATACTTGCGCGAATATCTACGCCGTAACTTTCGTAATAATCTTGCTTTCATAAAAATATAAAGTTTAAAATAAAAATATATATAAATTCAACCACAAAAGTATATAATTATTTTTAATATTCAAACAAAAACAACAAAATATTAGAATTTCTTAATATTTATAAAGGTTTCTTTATATATAAAGATTTCCTTATTATTAAGATATTAATTAATATGTATATATATACGCACGTATGCGCACGCGCACGTAAAACAAAACATCATAATATATATATAATATATTTAGACTTGACAAAAATAATATTAATATTTATATTATACAAGAATTTTGAAATTTTTCGTTTTTCGTTTTTGAAAATTTTTCTTTTTTTCGGAAATTTTCTTTTTTTCAAAATAAAAGGTATGCACCACACAAAGAAGTTGGGAGTTTTACCCCCTCCCCCTTCTAAAATTGCGTAACGTTTTGATTTTCAACGTGTTACGTTTTGAAAACGTTCGTCTTGCAAAAATAAAAACGTTTATTTCTGGTGTTATGCCATATTTCACGGCATGAAGTGCGAAGCGGATGCAAACGACGGGCGCAAAACGCGAAAAAAGCGCATTACATAATATAATATAATTATAATAATAAATATATATTATAATAAAGCTATATATAAAGCAATACTAAAGAATATAAATATAAAATATAAAGATACGATATAATAAAGCATAATATAATTAAGTAAGGGAAAAGAAAAGAATATAAAAGAAAAGGAAAACTATTTTTGAAAGCAAAGTTTTATAAATGTTTCACGTAACAAAAACAATTGTTTCACGTTTTGCACATTTAAAGTAAATTTGTGCAATAAATTAGGTGTTTTCCTTATTTAGAAAATTCTAAATAACAAAGGTGTTTGCGCTAAATAATTGATTTTCAATACTTTATGAAGCACTATTAAAGCGCGAAAAATCGTAACTCTTTGTAAATCAAGCAATTAACGTACCTTTTAGCAAAACAACACGTAAAACGCTATAAATCAAGTAGTTACGCAAAAGTATTAAATAAGTGTCAAGAAAAACGAAAAACGCTATAATTTGCGCGTGTTGCGTTTAAATCTAAAAAACGATAAGTTATATATCTGGTATAAATTTAACGCATTGTGTGCGTACACATAACATTTGTTTGCATTTACTAATTGTGTGCGAACACAATGTTAAATATCGGAAATATGTTTTATAACATAAAAATACAAATACATTATATAAATAAAATGATTACCTTTGCAAAAGAATTAGTTAACATTTTATTTATTTATACTTAAAATTAAAAATTATGAAGACCTTAAAATTTAAATTTGATTTAGATTGCAAAGTTAGCATTTATGTACCCTCTACAGTAAATGTAAACGAACAAACTGACAACAGTGCACAAGTCAAGCGCACAATAACAGAACTGGCTCAGATGTTTGGCGGTGCAACAGCATCGAAGGCCGTTGGCGGCTGGGTATGTGCAAACGGCGAAACGGTATTAGAGGAGGTAACAATTGTTTACTCTTTTTGCAGTTCGGCACAGTTGCAAGAAAACTTTGCAAAGGTTTATGCAATTGCCGAGCGCATCAAAAACGAAATGCAACAGGAGGCTGTTACGCTCGAAGTAAACGGCCAAGTTAAGTTTGTGTAATATTACATTTTTTCCATAGTATCAAAAGCGTATCTTTTTAGGTACGCTTTTTTTGTGTCCATGCACTAACTGGAATTTGCACTGTGTACGTACACAAAACGGAGATTTATTTATTAGTGGATAAATTATACATTTGCCACAAATAAACGCAACACGCGAAAGGAAAACGGGCTTAAATCGGATAATTCGAAAGTTATAATATGCGTGCGCGTATCGTGTACATTATTGCAAATAACGCATAAATTCACGGCCAAATGGAAAAAATGCACAAAAAGCGGAAAATGTGCAATATATTCCCGTGTACGTGCAATATTAAAGATATTTTCACATTTAAACCGCTTATTTGTTTACAAATATTAAATACATATATGTTTTAGTTAAAAGTGTTAAGAAAATAAACAACTATAAAAATAATGCATTATCTTTGCATCAGATTTAAGAAATCACCCCACAGGGTCGCAAGCATCACCCTCAAGCAAGCGAGTACATGGAATTAGTTTTTCAGGGAGGTCTTAAATTGCCAACGGGATATGCGCGGAGCATGATACCCGAAGGGAATGCAAATCGAGCAGAACCGCTTTTGCAGTACTTACATGCCGCCGACGTAGGTCGTGAACCTTAACAGGGAATTGTAAACAAACACAAAAGCCAGATTTTCTCGGCCTCGCAACGCTTTATATTATGCGGCGTTAAAACCACCTAACGGTGGGGCGAGTGAGCAGCAACGGCCTACAGGCAGCAACCAGCCGACTAATTTTTTTAGATAATAGACTAATTTACATTTTTTCGTATCCGCTTAAATGTATAAACGAAAGCAGAACGGAGGACGGAAAACGGATTTAATTGCAAAATATCACATACACGCGAAGACCTCACGTTTTCGTATCTTTGCAACCAAAACGGAAGCACTGGGAACAGAGCCGCGGCGGTTGCAAAACAAAGATACACGACAAAACGGCAGAATCTTTATTTATGATACATGCAAGAAAATAGCGTTTTATTTGTGCGAGGCGGTTTTGCACACGTCCACAAATTTTTTATATTTTTATTTATTCATTTATTTAAATTTTACAACTATGAGAAAGATTGAGGAAGCCATGTGCGAGGCCGTAAAAAATCGCAAAAATTTGGCGAACGGGAACACGCGAGTAGAAACCTTTAACGGCGAATTGACGGTGTACCTCCACAATAATGCCATTTTTCGCATTATAGACTGAGTTAAGTATTGGACGTTTGCAGGTTGGCCGACACAGACCACAAAGAGCCGTTTGCGCGCTTTAGGTGTTGACTATAAAGCTGGCAATTTCGACAAATATAGCTGGTACAACGTCGTTTAAACTTTCAACACCCCGTGAGTTAAGCAATGCACCGCTCTTGCACAGCGGACGGGGTGCAATTTTTATTTATTTATTAATTGTTTAATTTAAAAGATAGGAGATTAAGTTATGATTAAGATTAAGAATTTGACAACAGGTGAGGTCAAGGCAGTTAGCAACACAAAGGTAGAGGGAGGTCTTGTTAAAAGCAACACGGGAAAGCCTCTCGGCAAGAGGTTCGCAAACTCATGGAGCGGTATTTTGAACGAGTCAAAGGACGAGAACGGTGAGCAGGTATTTACACTCTCTAACGAGTGGACTATCTTAACGAAAGAGCGTGCTCCTCGCAAGAAGGCCGAAAAACCGCAGCCTCAGCCGACGGAAAAAGCCGAGGCCGAGGCCGTGGAGGTGAAAGAAGAACCATGTGCCGAAAATGCACACAAGCCAGAAAATGTGCATACCACCGACGAAAGCACAAAGGACGAACAGGCGTTAATTAATGCCATTAAGAATCTGCGCGGAGGTGCAGTGGATGCCGCAAAGGTTGAGGAGATTGTTTGCAACGTCCTCAACCGCATGGCAAAGGATGACCCAAAGAAGTTCTCCGCAGTTGTCAAGAAAGCACGCCAAAACGCGAAAAAAGAAGGCGAGGTTTATTGTGAAAAGTTCGAGCGTATTGTGGCAAAGGTCGCACGCGGTAATAACGTGTATTTGTTTGGTCGTGCTGGTAGTGGTAAGAGCCACACGGCAGAACAGGTAGCCGAGCGGCTGGGTCTTGATTTTTACGGACAGACCACAATACAATTTGCGCACGACGTACGCGGATATGGTGACGCTGGCGGCAATTTTCAGGAAACGCCGTTTTTTAAAGCGTTTGCAAATGGCGGCCTGTACTTTCAGGATGAATACGACCGCAGCAACAGTGAAGCCGCTATTGTTCTTAATTCGGCTCTTGCTAACGGCTGGTACGATTTCCCTATTGTTGGCCGTGTTAACGCTCATCCGAATTTCCGCTTTATGGCCGCAGGAAACACTTTAATGAAAGGTGCTGACGAGGAATATGTGACGGGTCAGATTATTGACGCAAGCAGCCGGGACCGTTTCGGTTTTTTCTTCGAGGTTGATTACAGCCATGAAGTCGAGTTGAAAATTGCAGGGGGTAATGAGGAAATTGTTGCTTTTGTCGAAGATATTCGCGAAGCAATAAAGAGCACAGGCATTCAGCAGGTAGTGTCTTATCGCGCTACAGCAGCCATGCGCGACGAAGTGGAAAACGAAAACGACAAAGAGGCTTGCATTGTGGAGAGTGTTTGCAAAGGTCTTGAAAAGGACGAAATTCGCGAGATTTACGGCGCACTCAAGAATAAGGAAAATGCTTGGGCTAAAGCCATGAAAAAAGCGTTTTAAGCGGTGATTTTTAGGGCGGTGGGCAAATGTACCACCGTCCACAATAAAACGCAATACAAACAAAATAAACACGGTTAAAATGGAGAATATTTATAAACGATTCGAGAGCATCCGTGAATTTAACACGTATCTCGAAAACGGCAAGGTGCAGCCAGCATTTAACAAAAATAGTTGGGAAAAAGAAGGCTCTTCGTGGACGGGTACACAAAATTTTGACGAGGCGCAAAATAAAATGCTTTTCGGCGACAAAGATTTGCTCGACGCCGTGGAGAACGAAGGCGTTAAAAAAACACGCGCAAACATTCATAAATTTATACAACGTCGGCAGACCTTTTCGAGTGTCGTAGGTTTTGCGCCGAATGTGCCAGTCTATCTCGCAGGTGCTCCAAATAGCATGATAGCACAGCGGTACGTTAAAACGCGGGCAAAGGTAGTCAATATCTTATTTAACGGAGGTTTTGACTATTCCGTAAAAACAGAGGAAAGCATTCGTGTTTGTGCAAAGGTGTTGAGCGCAATAATGATGCTCGAGGCGAGCGGTACGCGTGTTAATTTGTACACCTCAATTATTTCAACAGTTAACGCAGGCTCACGTCGCAAAAGTGACAAACAAACGGCGGCGGCGGTTGTTAAGATTAAGGACAGCAGAAACGCTTTAGACGTTTTGCGTGTTATTTATCCCACCGTCAACCCTTCGTGGGTACGTCGGCATTTTTTTAAATTTATCGGCATAACGGAAGGGCTGAGCGACGTTTTTTCAAGCGGCTTCGGAAGCCCAGTGACGACAAAAGAACAAAGGGCGGAAATTTGCGAAGCGTTGAAAATCAAAAACGCGGTGATTCTTGACTTTTACGAAATACGTGACAAAACAACGGAGGAGGTATTAAAGAGCATAACGGGCGAGGCCAAACGATAACGGCCTCCCCTTTTGGGTGTTGGCGTGTTTCAAGACACGGCACAAAGGGGCGAGCCCTTTGCACCCACAAACATATTTTAAAGCGTTTTAAGCGCGTTTTATTTGTGTACCTTTGTACTTACCCACAAAGATATATTTAAGGGCGTACACAAAAGAAAAAGCGGTTTATTTTCAATTTAAAGATAGGAGACAAAGTTATGAAAAAATTAAATGTTATTGAAAAGGTCAAGGAGTTAGACGCAAAGGGGCAGACCTTTGTGCGTTTCGAGAATGTGTGTTTATTCTTGCGGCTGTGTAACGCTTTAGGTGTTATTTCTTTCGGCGGTGCATTTGCCGACGATATGAGCGGCCAGTGGTTTTATAAATAAAGCAAACGGGGAGGACAAAGGTATGAAGACGTTTAAACAAATAGCGACGCAAATGGAGCGAATTTACGCACTTTATTTGCACGGGTACGGCTCGCGCCGTATTATAGAACGGGCTGAGCGTTTTGCGTTTTCACACGTTCAAAACGTCGGCCTCTTGTTTTAGTTTTGGTTTTATAATTATATACTTTTACTTTATATTATTATGGAAAAGAAAGAATTTGCGAGCCGTTTGCGTGAAATCATCAGCACGGCAAAAGAAGAGTTTGTCGGCACAAAGTTTGAAGCCGTTAATAATTGGATGGGTACGCCCGTTAATATGTTCCAATATGCCGCAACCTCAGAGCGGTGCATGGAGCGCAATTTGGCCGAATGTGGCAAGAAACGAAAGACCACATTTATGAGCGACCTGTCGACTGGTGAGTGGTTTGGTTTTAATGGCGTTCTCGATACGGTTAAAAATGCCGTGTCCTCTTGGAAAGACGACGAGGAATACATGGCCGAGTTTGTGCTTTGTTGCAATTGGAAGGCGTGGGAGCATGATGCCCGAAAAAATGAAAATTGGACACGGTTATGGTCTTTCATGTACGAACAGGTTAGAGACCTTATGTACGACTACTATGCCGAGGACGAAGAGAAAACGGCATACATGTACGAATATCTCGATTAATAATATTTTCCTATCTTTTGATTTTGTGGCCGTTGGCGCGTTTTATATGCGTCGGCGGTCACTTTATTAGGTAGGGAAAATAAAAGCCGTTAGAATTAAAATAAATATTGTTATACTTAAATTTTTTATATCATGTCAAGTTTTGTTGTTGATAAAATCGAGTTTGTGAAGGCCGCAGGCCTTCTGTATGGAATTGAAGAAAGTAAGCCGCACAAGTTTCGTTATTTTCTCGAAAACGTGCGCAAAAACTTCATGCAGGTATTTGAGTTTAACGCGCTTTCGGTTGCCGAGCAGTATCACGACGACGAGCCGTATAAAGACGAGTTGACGTATGATAGTACGTTTGAGGAATATCGCAAGAAAGGCGCGGCTATTTGGGCGGTTGACGGTTTTGGAAATGTGCCGATGAATCGCAATGAACTTCGCAACGCGCTCACCGAGTTTTTTCACTCCGTCTTATACCAGATTGAAAACCGTGAGATGAATACGTGGGTAGCCTCTTTCTTTTGGCAGTGTGCAAGCCGTATGGAAGACCCCGAGGTTTCCGATAGTGGCTGGTGGGGCAAAATTGAAATCTAATTTTTAAATATATTATGAGAACGAAGGCGAGTCGTATTGTTAACATACAATACAAAGTGAAGGGGCTGCGCTTTGACGCTGCTGTAGATTGTGATTGGAGGCTGCATTGTTACGATGCAGAAAAGAACGTCACCCCGATAGAGTTGTATTGCTTAGACCGTCCAGAGTGGGATGTTCGTATGATGTACCACACGGAACGCAACGACCAACAGGGCGCATTTTGTGAAGGTTTAATCTTGCATTCTTCTGTTGACTTTCAGGAGATTTTGAAAGAGACGCGAAAGTGGATTAAAGAGCAAGTGTTATGAAACAAGAAGAAATCTTTGCGCTTTATGATGCAATTATAACGGCGGAGGCGAGCGGTGATTACGTGACCGCCTCCGCTTATTGTAGAAAGTTATCCAGTAATTAATCACAAAAAAAAGAAGATATGAAAAATATTATTTATTGTTTGTTTTGTTCGCTTGCTTTGTTGGTGGGCGTTATCCTTTCGCTTGGCGGTGGTTTTTCTTGCGTGTGTTCGCTTGTTTGGTGGTTTGCCCTATACCTACACGGCAAACGATTCCCGAACGTGTGGCGGCGTTTCTATGTGGCTAATTTGAAAATCCTGTCGCGTTTCGATTGTCTCTAATTCGCGTGCGCGCATGTGTGTAATATTAATTAATAGAAATAAATAATAAAGTTATTTGTTATGATTATGGAAAAATATATCTTTATGGTCAGTGAGAACGTCCTCCCACCTAAATTTGAAGAAACTATCTATGTTAGAGCAAGCGAGGGCGAAATAAGACAAAGAATGTATGCAGGAGGTTTTCTTCGTTTCTTGTCTTCTTGTTACGACTACTCGAAGAACTATCCACGAGGCACAAAGTGCAACGGGCAAAAGATTCTATCTTTGAGAGAGTTTGACAAATGGCGCAAAGAACATTATTGTTGCTAAACAAAAATTATATATAAATAAATAATATGGGAGCGTATTTATTCAACGGGCACAAAATAGATATTTTGCCCGTATTGTTCGGTTATGTTGTTTATCTTGATGACGACCTCGAGCCGATTGATGCAACCGAGGACGAAGTACAGGATATTATTTCAAACGGCCAGCGGCTTAGTTACTAACAATCAAAAAACATGTAATTATGAAAACGTATCAAATAACATTGACGGAAAAGCAGCGTCAGGCGGTATTGATTGCGCTTGGCGCAAAAGCGTGGGAGTGCCGTGATACTACGGCATTTGAAACCTACGACGAGGCATACAAAACAATTAGTAAACAAACAAATAGGAGATAATATTATGACAAAAGAAGAATTAAAAAACTATTTGGTTGACGAGGCCGAATATGATAGAGAAAAAGTCGAATCAATGGACGAGTATGACTTGATTAACGCTTGGCTAACCCATGAAGGGATAGTTGGCTTTACTGAAGATATTGCCGACACGGTGCTTCATGTTTACGAATATCTTGACGAAGACATGACGATTTGGGATTAACTTTACGAATGATTGGAACGAATTAACAATTAAACTTAAATGATTATGGAAATGAATATTAAAACTTTCGCCGAGCGTTTCATGCGCGGCGATTTTAGTTCACCTTCAAGAAAGGTTCAGATTGAGGCAGGGTGGCACGATTGGTTTTGCAAAGATTCTTCACTTGCAAACAAGACGAAAAACCTTGGAGTGAAAGTGTTGTCAATTATGGATAGTAAAAGGTTTGACAAAGAGAAAACGTATGTGTTCTTTAAAAACAATTGCCCGTGTGTTGGCGCGCTATACGACCAGTTTTCGATTTGCGATATTGAAACGGGCGACGTGTTGTTCTGCGTGCAGCATCTTGAAAAGGGTTCTCATGGATGCGACCATGCACATTGGGGGTTATATGACGAAAGCGTAAGTTTCCGCGACCCTGTCGTAAACGGGACATGGAATGAAGTTAAAAAGTATTTCAACAATTAAAGAGCAAAAAAATGACTATTTTTCTTTTTATCGGGATTCTTGGATTGATTCTAACGGGTGATATTTTCCGTATGGGCGGCAAATGATTTGCCCGACGTGTACATGGTAGGCGGTATAAATAAAATCGTTGTAGCCGTAGCGAAAACGGCTACCGCCACAAATTATTAATTAAACTTATATCTATTATGGCAAAGTGTAATTATCTTTATGTTATTCGCGACGAGTATCATGCGCCGTTGTCAATCACTCGTAGTAAGGACACGGCAAAGCGTCAGTTACGTGTGCTGGCAAAGTTCACAGAGTGGAATCGTCATTTGGAATAGCGCATCAGACGCTTGCAAAACGCTTGATATAAACCCCGCATCATTGAGTGAATGTTGTAACGGAAAAAGAAAGAAAACAAAAGGTTTTATTTGGAAGTTTGTTTAATAAATATATTTATATTATGAAAGTTTATCTTTATAGTCGTGTTAGTACCGACCAGCAAAGTACAGAACAGCAAGAACGCACAGCATACGAATGGTTAAAATCTCACGATATGAAAGTGGATGAAATCATTTCAGATGAAGGTGTAAGTGGAGGTGTTAGTTACGCCGAAAGAAACCTTGGTAAAAAACTTTTGCCAAAAACAAAAGAAGGCGATATGATTATAGTCTCTGAAATTAGTCGTTTAGGCCGTTCAATGTTTGACCTCAATCTTCTTATACATAACGAATTAAAACCCAGAAAACTTCGTCTTGTTGTTGTTTCAATGGGAATTGATTTGAGATGTGACAAACTTACTGCCATAGATGAACTTATATTAAATAACTTTTCGTTCGCAGCACAACTTGAAAAACAACTAATTCAAGAAAGAACATTGAGCGCATTACAAGTTAAAAAACAGCAGGGTGTCAAACTTGGTGGTGCGTCCGATGCTTGGCTTGAATCATATAAAAGAAAATCAAACGAGCAAAAGAAAGAAGAAAGTATGAAAAGAGGTATTACGAAAAACCTACGTAACATTGAAAGCAAGGACGTACAGGTGTTTATTAAAGTGCTTAGAAACGTATTTCCGTTGGCTACAAGCGCGGAAAATCCTAACGATTGGGATTGGTCAGGCATCACCACAAAGGAAGGTTATAGGCAAAGCGTTTTAAGCATGATGCGCGATTATCGGGATATTGACCCGACGTTGTTTACGAAATGGGTGTTTGATGATTTGGATAGTAGAGACTTACAGGTAAAACTTGCATCTTACATTCAAAGAGTTAAAAAAGCGTTTATGTACAACAATTATTTATAAAAGTTATGGACGGGATTAAAGCAAACTTCAAGCCCTTTACTTGTTGTATTTGTGGCAAGCGAATCAAAAACGAATGGGGTCACAACCCGTGGCCTATCAAAGACGAGGGCGAGTGTTGTTCCAAATGTAACGAAAAAGTAGTTGCATATCGTATTGTTAGACTTTTAAGACGGGGAGGCGTATAAACCTCCCTATCTTTTTCGAAACTTATTTTGTATATTTAAAATTTATTTATTTATTATGAAAACAAAAACGACAATTTTAGAAATCAATCACGAAGATTTGGTTGACTTCTTTAGCACGGCTCTTTATGGTTCTTTTATGTTTGGTGCTCGCTACGATAGTATTGAATACCACGAATTGAAAGACGCGAACGAAAATGATTGCTTTGAAGACAAACTTGCACGCTTGTTGCTTGCTGGTAAGACAATTGAAATTGTTGACAAGTATGCCGAGGATGCGGAGTTCTATGGCAACTTGCCCCACGTTTGGGATGATGAAGAGTTCGAAATGATTTACACCGTTTCTCTTGAAGACATCAAGAACGGATTGCAGGCTTGTCTTGACGGTGACGATTATATTAGTGAATGCGCAAGAAATCTTGTTCATGCGGACAAGGGTAACTTGGATTTGCCACAGGCAGAAAGTGTGATGCAATTTGTTTTATTTGGAGAATTAATTTACGGATAAATATGGCAAACGTTAATTTAAACGAAAAGGAAAGTAGGACACAGTGCAACATGATTGCCGACTACCTACAAAAAGGGTATTCAATCACAAGTCTTGAGGCATTACGCCTTTTCGGTTGTATGCGCTTGGCAAGCCGCATTCACGACCTACGCGAACGTGGATTGAATATTAACGCTTGTAAGATAAAGACGGAAACGGGCAAGTATGTCACCGAGTACGTTTTGGCAAAATAGTTTTTAATCTTTTAAAGTTGGCGCACCGACACGTATAGGTGTATAAAACAATGACGTTAATAGAAATTGCAATGTTCAAGAACTTTGTCAAGGACAGGGGTATGGATGATTTGTTCATTAACTTGTACGTAAAGTATCGCTTAAAGCAAAATCCGCTTTCGGTAGAGGAGTATCTTGTACAAGCCGACGCGGATAACGTTATGTTGTCGGCATTCTATTGGGTTACAAATTCACATTTCGGGTATGATTTCTGGCAAGATTTTCAACGGCGTTGGGATAGATACCGTGTTGACAAGTTGGGCGAGTACCCAATGTCGGATATTAGGAATTTCAAAGGCAAAGGCAAAGTTCTACGTCACAATTGGGATAGCCCACAGTTTTGGAAAACCGAGGCGCGTGTAGATTCGGCAGAAAGATACGGCGTTATGATGGACAAAGACGAAGTAAAAATAATTGAAAGTGAACACAAGAGGCAAAACATAGACAAGAAAATTCCTATTGACAACGTTGCCGACCCATTGAAGGATTTTGAACTTGTCGATGTCACACGCAAGAAAACTTGTCGCCTTGGGAACGACGAGGTGTCACTCAACACGCGCTCAAAGTTCAACGTTACATTCAATCAAAACATAACATCGGATATGCAGAAACGTGGCGGTTACGAATATGCCGCTTTACGTGTCAATAAGAAAGGCGAGGTTTGTTTGTGGTTGAATGATGAAACGGGCGTGCCTGTCGTTGACGGAAAGCGAAAAGACGGAAGTGTTGGAAATGCCGCTATCAATAGCAAGATACTATGTATGCGTATCAAGGAATTGATTGGGGTGGAAGATGGATATGTCATTCTTAAAGTTAAGGAAATTGCGCGAACGGATGATTACATCGCTTATTTATTAACTAAAAAATAAAAAACATCATGGAAACAGAAACAAAAGTTTGTAAGTGTTGTGGTCGTGAATTAAGTTTAGACCATTTCAAAAGAGGACGATATGGCTATGTGTCCGTATGTCTTGATTGCGACAAAACACACCGTGCCGAAAAACGTCAGCAACGCATTGAGGAGCAGAAAAAGAAAGTTGAGGATTTGCGAGCAGAAAACCGCAAGTTGTGCCTTTCTGATTTTACCCCGCGGGAACTTATGGAAGAACTTGCGTCAAGGGGCTATCGTGGAAAGTTAACCTACACGCAGGTACACGAAATTGATTTAAGCGCATTTTAAGGCGTTCTAAGCGCGTTTCTTTGCCGTTGTGGGATAACTACCCACCCAGCAAATGAAATGTGCTTACAAGCAAAGAAAAAGCGTTTAAATTCAAATATTATTATTATGATTACATGGCAAGCAACAATTAAAGAACATGGTCGAGAAAGTTTGCTAACACCAACTTATAGCGTTCCCGAAGATGGAATGCACGACCACATAGACGAGAATTTTCTTATCGACTTTTGGGGATTGAACGAACCCGATGTTGAATGGTATCACATTGAAAAACTTAACGACAATGGAAAAAAATAACGAGGTGACAAACTTTCTCTATTACATGTGCAACAAGTGGTGCATAGGAGAAGCAAAGAAAGTGTTTGGAGATAATCTTGGCGAGCATGTCTTTTCGAAATGGGTACACCAGCGTAGTAGGCTTGGCGATTTGTATTGGTATTCCGAACTTGATAATACGTGCCGTAACAAAATCGTCGCAAGGGCAAATGAAATATATAACAAATAAACAAATAGAACTATGAAGAAATTAAGATTTACAAACAAGAAAGAGAACGTAACAAAAGAGTGCAGAATGGGGCAAATCGGTGAAATGGTGTTTGCCTTGGTGTGCAACGTAAAGGAAACGAACGACGCTATCCGTTGGTGCAACACACACAAGAACGGAGATACTTTTGAATGTGATGATTACAAAATCGAAATCTTAGAACGTTAACGCAATGGCATTTATTTTATCCGACGAACAACTGGAACGCATTTGCGAACGTTCCGAGAATCTTTGCGGATTGAATTGTATGAAATGTGAAGCGTTTGCCGCAAACATGCGATACCACAATGGCGATTACGAAGATGATGATTGCTACGATAGGGATGATGAATGTTAAAACACATTAAAAATCGGGGCAAACATTTGTGTGTTTAAAACTTTGTTCTATCTTTGCACCGTGAATTAAGTGTGCGGAACTTGTAGGATTCACGGACATTGTTGGAAAGTACGGCATTTGAGCCAACTTTATATAGACATTTCCCTATTAAGTATCCGCACTACTTGATAGGGATTGTTGCTTTTATAAGGTTGGCATTTCCCATTTCACTTACTTGGGATTTGAACGTCCATAAATACCGAAAGAGAAAATTGTATCGGTTGTCACACCTCGATTCCAAGGACATTAAACTACCAAGAGGGATAGCACTAAGGTAGTAAGTGAGGGTACGCTTGAAAAAGTGTCTTGTCCGCTTGTGCGACCGAAAGCAAATCGGGAAGGACAGGTATCAATAGTGTTTGCAATTCGCTATTGTGTGTGGTTGATGGGGTGACGGATGACGGACTACCAGAAACGCACAATTCCTAAGTACAGTAAAAATGTACTTTGGGAATTTTGTGCAATATCCAAAGTTCAAAAATCAAAACTATGTATGTTTTTACATAATAAAATTCTAAAGATATAATTATAAATATAAATATATATAAATAGATAACAATTATGAGATATACGATTTATACGGACGGTGCGTATTCAAAACAACACGACGAGGGTGCGTTTGCCTATGTTATATTGAATGGCGAAAACGCGGAAATCGAAAGGAATGCGTACAAGATTACAAAGGAAACAAACAACCGCGCCGAACTAAAAGCGATTATTGCGGCTTTTAACCGATTGCCCGATGATGCCGACGAGGTGGATATTTATTCCGATTCGCAATATGCACTTAATACTTTGTCTGGACAATGGCAACAAAAAAGCAACGAAGATTTGTTTAAGGTTTGGCGCAAGGTACGTGCTGAAAATAAAAACATTAAGCACATAACATACAATTGGGTGAAAGGCCACAACGGAAACGTGTACAACGAAATTTGCGACCAACTTTGCAACGATGTGTTAGGGTATGACGCAAATGCCGAATTTGAAAAGTACAAAAAGAAAAGCAACATAGTAACCGAAGATTTTGCGTGGGCGATATACAATTTTATCAACAATTGGAAAGCAGGAAACTACGGTGCGATTTCATTACAAGAGGCTTTGAATAAAGATTTTGACTATTAAACCGTTTTGTTATGAAGGATATTAAGACGACTCTTTTAAATATATTATGTTTTATTTTGATTGGTACAATTGCACAATGCGATTGCGCAAACAAACTACATGATATTAAGCGCGAATTAAGCAACATAAGGTACGAATTGAATATGTTGAGGTATAATCACAAATAAACAACAATGAAATACTATAGTTACGAACAATCGGACAAGATGAAAGCCTTTACTTTCAATCGAAAACTTGATGGCATTCTACAAAAGTATTTCCCCGAAAACGACAAATGGGGTGCTGACGTGCTATTTGACTTAAATGATGGTAACACCGACGTAATAGAAATATGCAAGTTGTCGGAAAATTGTACGGTATGGGAACACTACGCTGCAATTGAACGGTATAAAAGTTTGGATGCAAACAACAAGCAATATTGGGAGGTGTATTCACTTTTCAACGGAAAGAAAGAAGATGAACTTTGGGTATTCGCTTTATACAAAAACTTTGGTGATGCCGTTAGGCGCGTTTTCAAGGGCATAGAAAGGCTTAAACCCATTAAAGTGTATTAGTTATGGAAAACGAAAAATTAAGCGAACACGACAAAGATTTGCTATCCCAAATACATGAAATTGATAGTAAGTGGGGATATGCCCGATGGCTTGATATTTATATGCTTGCCGAACAATTGGAAAGCGAAACCGAAAAGGAATATTGGGCTAACGTTTGTTCAAGATACAACCACATTGAGGAATATTATGCAAGGTGTATATAAATAAACAAAAAGAAAAAAGACATGACACTACAACAATTAATTGACCAATCCCTTTTTATAGGAAGGCATATAACTTCTTGTGAAATCCATGTAGTTTATCAGGGAGTAAGTGATAACATTACACGTCTTGAACTATGTCAAGACAATAATGGTAACTATTATGTAAGTATTTGGTAATATGAACAAAGTAGAAAACTGTCAGAGATACTGCCACTTGAAAGTGCAGATATGGGATGGAACGTTTTTGTTGATGGAACGACAAGAATCCTCCCTATTGATGAATGGGATTTAGTTAAGGACGGTAGTGGCAACGTAAAGTTTTACCCTGCTTGGAGTCCTGCAGCATTGCTTGAAAAATTGCCTTATGAAGTTGTTGATGAAGAAGGTACAAGCCGCTTCTTTGAACTTTATAGAGGTTATATGGATAAATATTATATTTCATATACAGGTGCTGATGAGGATATTGAAGGAGACTATTACGACAACTTTGTTGATGCTTGTGTAGAAATGATTATTAAACTCAATGAACTTAAAATGTTGTGATTATGGAAAATCATTACTTGTACATCTCTAAAAGAAGTGATGGAAAAATAGAGGTTAATTCCTCTGACGGAGTTTTTAGTTCTTATGCTACCGTAGAAAGCAAAGAGGCATTCCGTACCTACTGTGAAGGAAAAGTAAATGAGTGGTTAAAAAGTAAGGTAGGGAATTACAGCCGTTGGAATGCGGAGAAAAGAAAAATAATCGCAAACAAATGGCTTAAAGCCAGAAACCTTTCAGAAGGGAAATATGACTACTACTTTACTACAGAAAGCAAGGAAGATACATTCCGCAAAGAGGTAGATTCCTTGGCTAAAAACTTGGGAATTAAAAACTACATATTAGAAATTTTGTAACTATGGACAACGAAAAAGAAATATCATTCGGGGCATTTGACAGCGAGTTGATGCACCAGGAAATTACTATTCCTGAAGGCTTTGAAGCCACTATTGAGGGAAATAAAATAATCCTTAAAAAGATTGAGCCATATGATGAGCGTATAAGGAAAGTCATTGCTGAACTTGTTAAATGTAATGAAAGGTGTGGTAATTTTATGATTAACAACACTACTACAAGTGCTATGCTTGCTTGGCTTGAAAAGCAGGGCAAGGAGAAGTCAAAGAAAGTGTCTATATGGAAACATTGGAAAGACGGTATTGCAGGAAATGGGGAAGGCAAATTAATTTACTTAATAAAGAATGGTAATGATTATCACCTTAGTTCATGCCTTGGATTTGAATGTGACTATATAGAACTTTCAGAGTTGGATAAGTTAATGCTTGAAAAACAAGGAACAGAAAGACGTTGAATGAATTAAATTTGTTGTGATTATGAAAAAAGAAAATAATTTTAAATGGATGGTATATGCACTACTATTTTTAATACTTTATTATGTATCAAAAGAAGGCGTATATATTTGGTTTAGTGGTATTAGTGCCTTTATGTATTGTATTGGTCTTTTTGCTACTATTATAGAAGACATCAATAAGTATATAAAAAGAAAAAGAAAATGAATATAGAAGAAAAAGCAAGAGCCTACGACGAGGCTTTGGAAATAGCAAATGCTGCGTATAAAGATGAAGATAGACATCTTAAAGCAACTTTAGAAAGAATCTTCCCCGAACTCAAAGAGAGCGAGGATGAGAAAATAAGGAAAGAACTTATCACACATTGCAGAAATACAAGATGTGTAACAGAAGAAGAGGCTGAAAAAATAGCAAAATGGAGTCCACAAGAAGAGAGTTGTATCTGTCAGCTTGAATCACTTGTTAAAGAACAGTGGAGGCAGGCAGAGGAAGTAAATAATGCTGTAGATATAAAAAAGATGCAAGAACTTATGTTTTTCCTAAAAACTCTGAATCCCAACAAAAAGCCACAACGCATGATTTCAGCAGAAGCAAAGGAAGCAATGTATGATAAACCTGCTTGTGCTTGGAGTGAAGAGGATGAAAGTTGGTTTAAGGAACTTGAATTAATGGCTTTATCATTTTCGAATGATGTGTCTTACCTAAAAAAGTTTTTTGATTGGCTTAATTCACTTAAAGACAGATACTCTTGGAAGCCGAGTGATGAGCAGACGAAAGCACTCCATGACCTAAACCTTACTGGCAATATATCCTATGCAGGACAAGGACAAACATTGATTGAACTCTATAACGATTTAAAGAAACTAACGGAGGAGTAGTTATGGCACAGTACATAAATAAAGCCGCTTTAGTAGCGGAGATAGAAAAAAGGAAGGATATTTACAAGAGACATAGACTCTTTTCAAGAAAAGATGAATGTGATGAAATTCTTTCATTTCTCGACACTCTTGAAGTGAAAGAGGTGGATATAAATAAGGAAATATCTCAGTTTATAGACACTAATTTTGAAAAAGCTACAATAGGTCACAAACTAAGTTTAAGACGTGTTGCCAAGCATTTCTTTGAATTGGGACTTAAAGCACAGAAAGGAAAATAATTTATGAAAGTAAACTTCAAAAGAACTGATTATTATCGGAACAAAAACTCTTGGTTCTGTATGCTGTTGCCATCATTAGGTGTGGGATATTGTAGAGGGTTTCTTAGTATTTCTTTATATCTGTTTGTGTGGGAATTTTCGATTAATCTTGAATTGGAGAAATAAAGTTATGAAAGAAATGATTAAATCAATGGCAGTTTCTATAGGTTTAGGAATACCTTTCTTCACAATTTTATGTGTTAGTAACCCTGAACTGATTAAGAGTTTCAGTAATTGGGATATCATACTACTTGGGGTAGGTTTTTCTGCTTGCATAGATTTGGCTATTTGGGGATTAAAAGAATAAAGTTATGGACAACC